ATGCGGTGAGCGGGTAACCGCTCCCTGGGTTCGAATCCCAGTCTTTCCGCTTGATTATTAGCTCTTTGTCGTAATGATACTGTAGGGGATTTGTTCATTTTAGCCTCCTTACATACCTATTCATACAAGCTTTTTTTGCATGAATAGCATAAATGATTTACAAATAGTTTACAGTAAAAATTATGGCATATTTCAAAATTTGCGTACGAGCTAAGAGAAAAGACAATACGTATCCTGTTTATATTCGTGTAACCCATCACGGACAGGTAGGATATATAAAAACAGATAAAGTCTGCAAGGCTAAGTCTGTTCGGAAGGGTGAGGTAATAGATAATTACATCATCAAGGATATTTCTATTCTTATTGACGGGTATATGTCCCGGCTTAATCGTGAAGATATACAATGTTGGGATATCAGAAAGATACTGGACTTCTTGAGGAGGGATTCTAGCGCACCTTCTTTTTCTGAATTTTGTGAGGGGTTTACCTCTAAGATGGATAACGAGGGAAGAGAATCCACGTCGATAAATTATAAGCTTGCGTTAAGGCGCTTGGAGGAATATATGGGGAAAGACGACATTCTTTTCTCTGATCTTACATCGTCTATATTCAAGGAGTGGATAGATTCGATGAAAGATAGCTTGTACAAGAAACATGGCTATCCGAAGCGGATCAAGACAATGTTTATGGCTGGATGCGAGCGGTATAATAATTATGATACCGGCGAGATGCTTATACGGAATAACCCGTTTAGGGGAGTGAGGGTACCTAGACCTACAGTTCCAGAGAAAAGGGCATTGGACATTAGAACCGTTCGAGATTTTTTTGCGGTATCCGCGGAGTATGGATCAAGAGCTGATCGTGCTAGGGATGTGTGCGAGATCGTTTTTTGTCTTGCCGGAATTAACACCGCTGACCTGTATTATATGGAAAAAGAGAACCTTAGAGACGGAAAGATGTGTTACTGCAGACGTAAGACTACTAATAGGAGGGATGACAAGGCGTATATAGAGATAGCCGTACCAGATAGGCTATCTCATTTGCTTGAGAAATATGCTGGAGAAAAAAGGCTGTTTAACTTCTGTGAGACTTATGGATCAAGTAAGAATTTCAATAAATGTATAAACGAGGGAATAAGTGATATAACAAGAAAAAACGACCTTCCTCATATTTCTGTCTATTCGTTTCGGCATAGTTGGGCTACATTCGCTCAAAACGATTTCGATGCAAGTTTGGATTTAGTAGGCTTTTGCCTTAACCATGCTTCTTCCCATAGGGTGACATCTGGGTATGTTAAGACCGATTTTAGCGTTATCGACCGCTTGAATGCCAAGATACTTGATTATGTGTTTGAAGAAAAAAACGAAAAAAAGATGGAAATAATTTGCGGATTAAAAAAATGACTCTATCTTTGCCGTTGAAATAGCGAGTTGGATTTTAGACGAAAGTTTGAGATCCAACTTTTTGTGTTTATGTGTGTTTTGTCTCTTCTTTCTGTAAACTTCCATAAAACAAAGACTTACCGGGTGCCTTCAAAAAAACAGGCACTATGACGATTTCTATTTCTAAAACAGCGCTGCTATCAAGATTGCAGCTTTTGGCGAAGATCATACCCGCCAAATCATCCACGCCGATCCTTTGTCATTTCTTGTTTGAGACGAGGGAAGGCCGGTTATTCATCACCGGATCGAATAGCGAGGGCCGGATAACCACCAGCCTTGAGTGCATCTTCGACGAGGAGATATCTATTTGTGTCCCGACTTCCTTATTAGAAGGACTGAGGAACCTGCCCGAGCAACCAATTGATATAATCATCAACAAGGATACCCGTGAGATAAGGATCAAGTACCATGGTGGAAAGTTCGAGGTGGTGGGTTATGACCCATCTACCTATCCGGGAAAAAGATCGATCGAGGTCTTGGACTCTGTGTCATTGAGCGCGGAGGATTTATTCAATGGGATATCCAAGGTCATAAATTTGGCCGGGAATGATGATATCCGTCCGGTCCTAAGCTCTGTCTTTATTGAGACGGAACCGGAGACCGTATGCTTTGTCGGTGCGGACGGGCATGGCATGGGATTCTTGAGAAAGGGCAATGATAGACAGGTTGGCAAGATCTCAGTTATAATCAGCCGTCCTATAGCCTCGGTATTGAAGGCGATACTTCCGGCTTCCTCCGATAACATGGAAATGAGGGTCGGTGCGGATTGGTCCGATGTCATATTCAATGACTATGAGATATCGTTCCGGAATGTGGAGGGGAGATATCCTAATTGGAAAGCTGTGGTACCCAAGGCGAATAAGCTGGAACTGCTTGTTGACACCGGACAACTGATCGGGGCTATTAAAAGGACATCGGTGTTCTCCAATAAGGCCTCATGCCTTATTGTCTTGAGGATCATTCGTGATAAGTTGACCGTATTCGCCCAAGACATAGATTTCTCGACTTCCGCGGAGGAAACGTTGGAGGTCGATTTTAACGGGAATGAGTTCTCGATCGGGATTAAGGGATCGTTGCTTCTTGAGATACTCTCATGTATCGATGACGGGCGTACGAGGCTTTCCTTTAGCGAGCCTAGCCGCGCTATCTTGATAACTCCGGAGAACCAATCCGGGAACGAGGAACTTACCTATTTATTAATGCCCATGACAATCCCGTAAGTTATGAAAGAGTTCAAAGATACAATCCAGAAATATTTACAGGAGAGGGCGGCGGAAGATCTTCTGTTTGCCCCGAGACTTGCCAATCCTAAAAAGAGTATAGACGAGTGTTGTCGTTATATCTTGGGAGAGGCCCGTAAGCGTGGAACCTCTGTCGTGATGAGTGATACGGAGGTTTTTGGTCTGGCCGTACATTATTATGATGAAGAGAATATCGAGGTCGGAAAAGTTCCTGTCGGTAGCTCCGTTTCTTCTTCCCATAAAGTAGAACTTACGGAGGAAGAAAAGAACGCTGCCCGTCAGGCGGCCATCAAAAGGTTGACCGAAGAGCAATATCGATCGCTCAAAAAGAGGCCGGCCAAGAAGAAGGTTGATGAGAGTGTCCAACAAATGAGCCTGTTTTGATATGAAGCCGAGAACGAGATTGGAAAAGTTGGTGGCGGGATTGAGCGAAAAGCTTCCCGCCATCACAAAGGCGCAGGAGGAATGGGCCAAGGAACACGTGTTTGACCATGTAGCTTACAAATGTAAGAATGAGTTGTGGTGCTCTGAATGTGGCGAGATTTGGGTTAATACGGGTAATAGTAAATTGGGTGACAATATCGAATGCCCTTATTGCCACTATCAATTAGATGTAAAGGTCAGCAGAAAGCAGAAGAACCATGAGGAGGCGTATATGTCCATCCTGCAAGTGAGAGGCGGGTTTCAGGTAATCCGGCATATACTATGTTGGAAAAACGCCCGTAAGGGAACTTCCCCGGTGTATTATGATTTTACTGAAGTTGTTCAAGAATGGATTCGTGAAGACGGAAAGCGTATGATCATAGCCCGTCCAATAAATATGGGACGTAACGGATTCGTGTATAGTTCCCCTCTTAGTCTCAAGGGTGAATATGGAAGTAACCCATATAATTATTACGGTGATTTATATGCGATATTTGGAGAGCTTTATCCAAGGAAAGAATTACTTCTGGAATTGAAAAAACGGGGACTGAATCGACTGTTCCCGGATGTAACCCCGTCTAAGTTGATACGTGACCTTTTGAAAGGAGGTAATGACGCGGAACTATGCCTCAAGACCGGGCAAATATCCATGCTGAAGCACATGTATAGAAACGGCTTTTCCCAGCTTCGTTATAAGCCATCATTCAATATCTGCAACCGTAACCATTATATTATCAAGGATGCGTCCCTTTGGGAAGACTATATGTCTTTATTGGCTTATTTCGGTAAAGACTTGCGTAATGCCCATTATGTATGTCCTAAGAACTTGAAGGTCGCGCACGATAGGCTATTGGCAAAGAAAGATGCTCGTGAAGCCAAGTTGAGACAGGATAGGGATCGTGTGGAAGCTATCCGTAGGCGTGAAAAGCTCATGAAGGATATAGCCGGCTTCTACGAACGGATGGAAAAGTTTTTCGGAATGAAAATCACGGATGGTAACATAGTCATTTGCCCGTTGGAGAGTATTACCCAGTTTTATCAAGAAGGCAAGGCTATGCATCACTGCGTGTATAAACTCGGATATTACAATCGGCCGGATCGTTTGATACTGTCAGCAAAGGACACCGGTGGCAAACGTATCGAGACGATAGAGGTGAATTTGAAGACGCTGAATATCGTCCAGTCTCGGGCCGTTTGCAATGGCGTAAGTGAGTTTCACGACCAGATAGTAAAACTGGTGAAGAAGAATATGAACCTGATTCGTCAGAAAATGATAGCGTAAAAATGCCAAGAATTAGAACTATAGTACCGGAATTTTGGGAAGATGAAAGGTTTTCGAACGTATCTCTTCCGGCTTGTCTGCTTTATATAGGCATGAAAAACTTTGCTGATGATAGCGGTGTCATTTTAGCTAATGAGACTATCATTAAGTCGAAAGTCTTTCCTGCCCGCGAAGATATTCGTAAGCAGCAGGTTTCTGGATGGCTGCAAGAGCTGATTGAAAACTCTATCCTTGTACCTTTTACATTCGAGAACAAAAGCTACTACGTGATGGACTTTTCCAGTGAGCGCATCGACAAACCGCAAAAGTCGAAAATTCCGGCAGAAGTGATAGAAAACGTTCTTTCGGGCAAAAATAGAAGCAATCCGGGAACATTCGAGAATATTCCCGAACAATCGGGAACAATCGAGAATCCTCCTGCTGGAAAGGAGAGTAAAGGAGAGGATTGGAAAGGAGAGGAGGGTTATACGCGCGTAGGTACGCGCAACCCTGACCCCGAACCGGAGAAACCCAAGAATGAGAATTTTGAAAAGTTCAAGCAATGGATTGCTGCGAATGCTCCTAGTGTGGCTAAACTGAAAGAGCCGTTTACGGAAGAACAATTCGAACGGATAAAGCGAGATTTTCCGCTTCAGTTAATCCAGGACACTCTTGTCTCGATGCACAATTATCGAGAGCTGCTCAAAAAATACGTTAGTGCGAACCTCACGTTCCGTAAATGGGCGAAGCGTGATTTAGAAAAAATGCAGTATGAATCAGGAACAAGCAATACAACTCATATCGGAAATAGATCAAACAACCGGCGTACTTCCTCCGGAACTGATGCCGAAAACAAGAGAATCGAGCGTGAGCGTTTGGGGCGTCTTGCCGATGCCATATTACAACAGTCTGCGGCCCAAAACAGTAAATGACGTGTTTGATAGCCCTAGCTGCTCTATAGCGGTTATGAACAAAGAATTTGGAGAGACGCATCTTCGTGGATTTATGGTAAAAGTCTTGAATGATTTGGTAGATTTTTTCAATGTAGGGAAATCGATCGGAGCAGTACAAGTCGCACAAACAGTTGATCTGATTATTGATGAATACTATTTCTTTAAGCCGGATGATTTCAAGCTATGTTTTAATCGGGCGAAAAAGGGATTGTATGGAAAGGTTTATGATCGGATAGACGGGGCTGTTATCTTAGAATGGCTTGGTCGGTATGAGAAAGAAAGGGGTTCTATGGCCATGGATGATAGTATCAATAATTCCAAAAGCTGGGATATACCGGAAGGCGATAGGACTTCTAAAACATTGGAACAAGCGTACCATGAGTTTAGGAAGTATGATTTTGAACGGAAATATAAGGTGTAAATATTTAAAAACAAGGAACTATAATGCAAGAAAATAAAATACAGACCGGTAATACCAAACAAGTTTTACTATCAAAAAAGAACTGTCACCGTGCATTAAAAGTGGTGAATATAGCGAACCCAGAACAGGGTGAATGGCTTTTTAACTGGAGAGGTAAAAAGTTGAGTGATAATTTAATGCGTTGCGACTATACGCATACTGCAGTCCGTATTTCCGATAATGAGGCGGTTGTTATTAATGACAAAGACTTAGGTCTTTGGTCGGTTGTAGAGTGGAAATATGAGGTAAACCTTGAGGAGTTTTGGAAATGCGCTTGCGATGCTTTTTATGCTACAAGTTTCAGTCCGGAGGAACGTGGATCGTATCACATACGCATGTACGAAGAAGAGCTCAATGATGATATAAAAACAATGCCGGAAGAAGAAAGAGAGCGATATATAGCTAAGTACAAAGAATGGGTTCAAAAATTGTTCAATAAGCATTCTCGTATAATGAGCGCCATGATAACAGGGCCAGCCCGTTTTCCGTCAAGACGAAATGAGAAGATGAATAATTACTATGACAATGCTGTCAATGAATTTAGAGCGTGGAGAGAAAAAGCGCTCAAGTCGATAGCTCGAAGGATAGAGGAGGCAAAACCGGAAGATCAGAAAGCGGAGGAAGAGTGGATGCGTGTAAAGAGAATGATCGATGAGCATTTTTTAGCAACCAATTTATATAATAAGCTGGAAACGATTGCAAGAAACGGAAAGGTCGATTTGATGAACAAAGCGATTGAATATGTCAGATCCTTAAACGAAAGTCGAGTTAAACCAATTTTTACCAATCGCCATAAATTCTGGAAACTCGCTGAACTTGCAAATCAATCTATATCAAAACAGGCAGAAAAAGAGAACCAAAAAGATGTGGAAATACTTTTTGATGGTGGCCGGGTAATTAAGAATTACTCCGAAGATAGAGTTCAGATAGTTTTTGATACAAAACCACGGCCTGATGTTATTTCAAATCTCAAACATAACGGTTTTCGTTGGTCACCCCGTTTTTCGGCATGGCAACGCCAATTGACGAATAATGCTTATTATGCTGTTTCTCGTGTAATTCCTATTACTATTGAACAATTGATGAAAGGAGAAAACAAATGAACATTGGTTTATTAGCTGTTGACAGAGAGAAAGCCAAACGAGAGGCGTATAAGAAGCTATGTTATAACTTCGAGTATAAGTTTGGCTCCAATATTCCCCATTGTGCGTTAAGGTCTGGGGTATGTGATGAGGATTGCGAATACATGAAAGTTTTTTCTATAAAGGTATGAATATAGATACTGAGTTTAACGTAGGAGATAGCGTATGCTATCTAAGCGGGGATTGCATTGTTCATTCAACTATAAGCAAAATAATCATCGAAATATCCTATGCTGATGATATTTTCCTTATGGTTTATAAGCTGTCAGATGGACTTAGTGTACCCAGAAACAATTATCCTAAATGGGATAAAAGACTTTTTAAAGACAAAGAGAGTTTGATAAAATATTTATCTGAATCATAACTAAGAAGAACTGAGCATAATGGATGTAAATGTAATATATAACTCGGAATGTCGATTAGGACTAAAATGTCTACCGGAAAATAGCGTAAACTGTTGTATTACATCACCTCCATATTACGGTTTGCGTGATTATGGAAATGATGAACAGATAGGGCTTGAAGCTACACCGGAAGAATATATTGGGAAGTTGGTTGAAGTGTTCCGGGAAGTTCGGCGGGTGTTAACGAATGATGGTACTCTGTGGGTGAATATTGGTGATAGCTATGCCGGTTCCATGAAAGGTGCTGCACAGTTTCCGGACAATGCAATGAATTATAAGCAAGGTACGAACCGGGGGACACTTGGTAAGGCAACGTTGGTAAAACAATGCACAAACTGCAAACCTAAAGATTTGATAGGTATTCCTTGGATGCTGGCCTTTGCTCTTAGGGCTGATGGTTGGTATTTGCGTCAAGATATTATTTGGAGCAAACCTAATCCGATGCCGGAGAGTGTTAGGGACCGTTGTACTAAATCTCACGAATATATCTTCCTATTGAGTAAATCCCGGTTGTACTACTTTGATGCAGATGCGATAAAAGTTCCGGCAAGAGAGTCTACAATGCGTAGAATAAGGCAAGATGTCGATAACCAGGTAGGATCCTCTCGTACTCTGAAAGCTAACGGAAATATGAAAGCCGTTATTGGTGGCCGCAAAAGAAATTTTTCTGATATGACGGAAGATGACCCCATGTATCGAGCCAGTACGAATCGTGAGTATGAATATACGGACAAAGCAAATAAACGTTCTGTCTGGGTAGTGAGTACATCGGCCTTCCATGATGCTCATTTTGCAGTGTTTCCCCCAGCTCTCATTGTTGACTGTATAAAAGCAGGATGCCCGGAAGATGGCGTTGTTCTTGACCCTTTTATGGGTTCCGGTACAACGGCAATCGTTTCCCGGAAATTGAACCGCAATTATATAGGATTTGAGATAAACAAAGACTATGTGCGGTTGGCTGAAAATAGAATGAAAAAAGAGTTAGGAATATTTCAATAATAAAAATAGCTGAGATATGGAAATGCGTAAAGTTGTGTTGGTGTCATGATGAAAATACGGTATCACAGGAGATATACATCTCGTATAGAGAGATTTTGATAATTGATTAAAAATTAAAAAGAAATGAATATACTTGATTTACCATTAAAGGCTATATGGTATGATATGATAGAATCCGGTGAGAAAAAAGAGGAGTATCGAGAACATAATAGCTATTGGGCTAAAAGATTTTATGTTTGCTATGATAAAAACACGGATTGCAGAATCTATATTCCCGAAAAGTGTAAATATTGTTGTAAGCCTTCCTTTAAGCTTTATGATGCTGTTCGTTTTCGTTACGGATATACAAAACGAACTATGTTATTCAAATTGAATAGCATTTCTATTGGCAAAGGTCGTTCGGAATGGGGTGCGCCAGATTATAAAGTTTTTATTTTGAAATTAGGCAATCGGATTAACTAATAACTAAAAAGAAAGGAGCTATCTAAAAACAACAGATAGCTCCACAAAAGATTATTTGTTATGTCCTGGGGCGTGTCGCTTAGCGGATTTTTCACCTGTGATCTTTTTAGCTTGTCCTGGTGGAATAGTCTTAACCTTGTTTGGTTTGGATTTCACATGAACATGTGTTGCACAAGATGAGAAACTAAGTCCCATAGCAATAATGAAAATTGCAAGTAAATATTTTGCTTTCATAAGAAATGATTTAATATTAATAGAATACAAATATATAATAATTGAAGGGGTAAATAGCTCAAATCTCGTAAAAAAGTCCTTGGTGATCTTGAGGACTTTCTTCATGCCCTTTATATCTTATATGAAACTAAGATATGAAAACGCAAAAATGTATAGCCTGTGGCCGAGAAACGGTTTCTGTGATCAAAACAGAAGAAGGCCATATCTGTTATAACTGCTATTCTGATAAAAAGATCCCTCCTAAATCAAAACAACACCATGATAACGAAGAAGCTCGGATTCAGTCGGAGTTTTTCAATAAGGTTTCTTTATTCTTCCCGAACCTACCGGATCGGCTCCTTTTTGCAGTCCCGAACGGTGGTAGCCGGCATAAAATAGAAGCGGCTAATATGAAGCGCCAAGGAGTTAAACGAGGTGTAGCAGATGTGATCCTTCAGATACCGAAAAAGGGGTATGCTTCCCTTTGTTTGGAGTTCAAGACATCGACGGGAAAACAATCTCCCGATCAAAAAGAATACCAACGCCAAGTTGAAATGGCAGGTAGTAAGTATGTGATTGTTCGGAGCGTGGAACAGGCTATCCGGGAACTGCAACTGTATTTGTGTTAATTGATTACCCCTGTTATATTTTAGAATAAAAGTTATGACAGAATTGAAGTATGACCCCCAGAATTATCGCATCCACACAGATAAGAATAAACGGCTTATTAAAAAGAGCTTGGAGGACTGCGGAACGGGTCGTTCTATTCTATTGGATAAGAACGATGTTATTATTGCCGGAAATGGCGTTTATGAGCAGGCTTTGGAACTTGGGTTAAAGGTTCGGGTTGTAGAGTCTGACGGGAATAAACTGATAGCGATCAGGAGAACGGATTTGTCTACAGAAGATGAAAAAAGAAAGCTTTTGGCTTTGGCTGATAACCATACATCGGACACTTCTATGTTCGATTTTGCAGCCGTAGTTGAAGATTTCAGTATTGACGAACTTGGTGATTGGGAGTTGGAGCTTCCATTTGATGATATGCCGACGGATGTGGATCGTTTTTTTGAGGGAGCAGATAAAGTAGAGAATAAGAGAAAGACGATGGTTTGCCCTCATTGCGGAAAGGAAATAGAGCTATGATCTTATATCTTGCCGGTTATAAACCTTGTGCCAAACGATGGAACCTTGACACGAAAGATATCTATCTCTTAAGTTCTTTTTGGGAGCATAAATCGGGACATTATGGTGGTTATGTCTGTCAAGAGAAACATATTCTTGATAGCGGTGCGTTTTCAGCCTTTTCCGGAAAGAATAACAGTTTTGATTGGGATGGCTATGTCAAGAAATATGCTGACTTTGTTCTGAAAAATAACATTCAACGCTTCTTTGAGCTGGATATAGATGTTGTTGTAGGGCTGGAGAAGGTCGAGTATTACCGTAAATATTTGGAAGATCGTACAGGGCGGCGGCCTATTCCTGTTTGGCATGCAAGCCGGGGGAAGGATTATTTTATTCGGATGTGTGAAGATTATCCCTATGTTGCGATCGGTACGACCTCTGCGATGGAAGAGGGTAGGCGGATAAGAGGTAATCCCATGATATTAAAATGGTTTATCGATCAAGCTCACTCTGTCGGTACCCGTATTCATGGGCTTGGATTTACAGATACGATATTTCTTCCTTTTTTGAAGTTTGATAGCGTTGATAGTACGACTTGGTTGTCCGGTTCCAGATTTGGGCAGATTTATTTCTTCAATGGCAAGCAAATGATATATCGTAATCCTCCCCAAGGGATGAGGGCTAAGAATCATGATTTATCGAATAGACACAATTTTAATGAGTGGATAAAATTTCAAAGGTATGCGGAACGATACTTATAACAAGAAAGTCCTTCTGTATTCAGGAGGTATGGATAGTTGGTTGATAGACAAACTCTGGAAACCGGATATAAGGCTTTATGTCGATATGAATACCCGTTATTCAAAAGAGGAAATGAAGCGTCTTCCGGATGATACCATCATTGAGAGATTGGATTTATCAAAGTGGGAACGTGAAGATAAGATTATCCCTCTAAGGAATATGTATTTGATCGGTATTGCGACGAACTATGGCGATGAAATCTGTTTGGGAGCGACAGCCGGTGACCGTGTTCTTGATAAATCGCCTGTATTTGCCGAGTTGTATGAGGACTTACTCGGCTATCTCTACCAAAAACAACATTGGACCGAGAAACGAACGATCAAGATAAACTTGGACTATAAAGCATATACCAAGACTGAGTTGTTGAAGCAATATATAGCTCAAGGAGGTAATATTAGTGAAGCGTTTAGTTCATCGTTCAGTTGTTATGCTCCTGTTGATGGGCACGAATGTTGGAACTGTAAACCGTGTTTCCGTAAATTTATTGCTTTTGCGTTGAACGGATATCCGTTTTCCATGGATGTAATCGGCAGGAATATATCTTATATAAAACATGAAATACTTCCTTTGATCGAATCTGGCGAGTATGGCCGGAAACGGGAGGAGGAAGAGATAAGACAGGTATTAACTCTTTATCGATAAAAATCGTATGTATACAGTAAGGAAGCGTCTAGAGATATCGGCGTCTCATCGTCTGAGTCTCTCTTATGCGAGCAAGTGTGAGAACTTGCATGGGCATAACTGGATCGTAATCGTTTGGTGCAGGTCTAAACAGTTGAATCCAGATGGTATGGTTGTCGACTTTGCCCATGTCAAGCGAATGATCCAGGAGAAACTAGATCATAAGAACTTGAATGAGGTATTATCGTTTAATCCGACAGCGGAAAATATAGCGAAGTGGATCTGTGACCAGATACCTCAATGTTTTAAGGTGATGGTTCAGGAATCAGAGAATAATATAGCGTGGTATGAAGAAGATAAATGAGATTTTTTACAGCATTCAAGGTGAAGGCTACTTTACTGGTACGCCAGCTGTTTTTGTTCGCTTCTCTGGATGTAACTTGAGGTGTCCGTTCTGTGATACGGAACACAAAGAAGGCAAGATGTTAAGTGATGATGAGATTATTGCGGAAATAAGGCGTTATCCGGCTTTGCATGTCGTATTGACAGGCGGAGAGCCTTGTATGCAGGTTACATATGATTTGGTTGATAAGATCAAGGCCACTGGCCGATTTGTTCAGATTGAGACAAATGGAACTTTGGTTCCACCTGTAAATATAGACTGGATTACGTGTTCCCCAAAAGAGGGCGGTAAAACAGTCGTGATCAACCCGAATGAACTGAAGGTAGTCTATACCGGACAGGATATGTCGCAATATGATAAATATTCAGCGGGAGTATATTATTTGCAGCCTTGTTCCGGCCGGAATACGAAGGAAGTTATTAACTATATTAAAGAGCATCCGAAATGGAAGTTAAGCTTACAAACACACAAGATATTGAATGTGCGATAAGAACGATCCTTTCTTTTATAGGAGAGGATCCTTGCAGGGAGGGATTGAGGGGAACGCCGGATCGTATCATAAGAATGTGGGGAGAGATCTTTCGTGGATATGATCTGTCACAAGTGCCTAAAATAACGGTCTTCCCAAATGGCGTGGATGGCCTTTCTTGTGATAGTGTTATCGCGGATTCAGGTGGATTTTATTCAATGTGTGAACATCATATGATGCCTTTCTTTGGGAAGTATTGGTTTGCTTATATTCCTAATCCCAAAGGTAAGATACTGGGCATATCGAAAGTTGGTCGTGTCGTTGATTATTGTGCAGCACGGTTACAGGTACAAGAGCGATTGGCAAAGGATATTATTGTGATGATCCAAGAAGCGTTAGGTTCGGAATATCCACCTTTGGCGATGGGTATCGTATTGGAAGGGGAACACTTGTGTAAGTCGATGCGTGGTGTAAAGAAAGAAGGTAAAATGCGTTCTTCTTTCTATTTTGATAATGGAAGTTTACCTGAATTGAGGGCAGAATTGTCCCGATTCGTTAGTTTTGGTTAATTATGACAGAGAAGAATGAAGTAAAAAAGAAAAGTAGGGGGCGTAAATCTGAATATAGAGAAGAGTATGCGGAACAGGCTCTAAAACTTTGTCTGTTAGGTGCAACGGATAAAGAGATCGCTGAGTTCTTCTCTGTCTCAGAACAAACGTTGAACAGCTGGAAAAAGAAGTTTCCTCAATTTCTTGAGTCCTTAAAAAAGGGAAAGGCTGTGGCGGATGCGAATGTCGCTTCGAGACTTTACAGCCGTGCGATTGGCTACGATGCCAAGGCTACGAAGTTCGCTACCAATGAGGGCCGGATTACGGATAAAGTAGAGTATATCGAGCATTATCCTCCGGATACGACAGCCGCTATTTTTTGGTTGAAGAACCGGCAGCCGGCTAAGTGGCGTGATAAGAAAGAGGTCGAGAACCTTGTTAAGCTGGGTGATGAATTGGAATCGATGTCGGATGAAGAATTAGAAGCAATTATCCGTGGCGAAAAGGAGTAAAAGAGACATATTAATCAGGCAAGCAAAGGCAGCTACCATATTGCGTAAGCGGGAGGCTCGGAATGATTTCTGGGCCTACTGTTTATATCATGACCCCAAGTTCTTCGCTAAGCGTCTGTTCTTGAAGAAGGTGGCTGATGCTTTCACTCGTGTATATGAATCGTATGTGTCGGGTGTTATTCGCCGGTTGGCTGTTTCTATGCCTCCACGTGCGGGAAAATCTTACATCTCGTCTTTGTTCATATCGTGGATGCTCGGCCATTTTCCGGAAGAATCGGTCATGCGTAACTGCTGTTCCGATACGCTGTATAACAAGCTGTCGTATGACACGCGCGATATTGTCCGCTCTTCCCGGTTCAAAGAGATATTCCCGGATGTGCAATTGCGAGGGGATAAGCAGAACGTTCATGGTTGGAGTTTGGACACTGCCCGGCAGGTAAGTTACTTCGGGGCTGGTGTAGGCGGTACGGTAATCGGTTTCGGTGCGTCCATGCTCGCCATGACGGATGACTTGTATAAGAGTTTGGAAGATGCGCTGTCTGATACCAACAATGAAAAGGTCTGGTCGTGGAAGCAGGGAACGCACGATTCCCGTATAGAGGGGAACTGTTGTTCGATCGATATCGGTACCCGCTGGTCTGCCACTGACGTGCTCGGCCGTATGGAGGAGATGGGAAAGTATGACGAGATCATTCGTATCGCCGCCTTGGATGAGAACGACCGTTCTTTTTGTGAGGAGGTACATACGACAGAGTATTATCACGAATTGCGTGAGGAAACGGACGATTCCATTTGGTGTGCCGAGTATATGCAAGATCCAATCGAAGCAATCGGGTTGTTGTTCCCGAAATCGGAGCTTAACCGATTTAAATTGGCTGATATTGAGGGCAAGCAACCGGACGGTGTTATCGGAGCTACCGATGTGGCTGACGAGGGAGACGATGATTTCTGTGCTCCGATTGCCAAGGTATTCGGTACGAAGTATTTCATTACCGATGTGCTGTTTACGAAAGATAATGTCGAGATCACCGAACCGAAGTTGGTTTCCTTGATCCTTGATACTCGTTGCGACAATATGCGTATCGAGAGTAACAACGGTGGTCGCATATTCGCTCTCAATGTTCGTAAGGCGGTAAAGGCAAAGAACGAGAAATGTATCATTCAAGCGAAACCTACAACGGCCAATAAGGATACACGTATCTTGTTGAAGTCTGGTTGGATTAAGAAGCATTGTTATTTCTTGGAAGAAAGCGAGTATAAGAAAGGTTCGGATTACGACCGGTTTATGAAAGCTTTGACCAGCTATAAAAAAGAGGGTGGTAACAAGCATGATGATGCGCCGGATGGTATGACGATCCTTGCCGAGAATGTAGAGTTTATTGGGTTGTGCAAGGCTAACTCTGTACGTCGGGTAGCAAGAGGACGATAATTGGCAAAATGAAAGTGTTTTTCTGATATTTGTGACACGTGTTAGATAAAATCCCGATATTTTTCTGCCACATACTTGCGTTTTGATATGTGTTCTTGGTTTTTACATTTCAAAGTGAACTTGTCTAGACTGGTCGTATTGACAGCGAAAAACTATTTGCTTTTATATTTTAGCATAAAACAATTATGCCAAGTATAAGCGAAATTCTTGCGAATGAAGATTTTGGGCAGGTAGTCAGTACGTTATGTGTCGATACGATTGAATACCGGGAACCAAGAGAATATTACAGAGAATACCACGGTGAGCGCCGGCGACGTAAAACTTCTGTTGGCTGGCGTGAGCCTAAGCGTTTAGAAGTCTATTCGGATACTTTGGTGGATAAAAATGGTGAACCAGTACGCCTTCCTGATAAGATCGTAGATGTGGCCCGTATCGTAACCAACTTTCCGAAGAAGGAGGTGCGTACCTCTGTCGCTTTCCTGTTCGGCGGGCAAATGACGATTACCGGAGCTGATCAAAACGATGGCTTTCAAGAGTTCAAGCGTGTATGGGAACGCCGGTTGAAGATGCAATCCGTCTTGAAGTCGTTCGCTCGTAAGGTGCTTTCTGAAAGTAAGGCTGCTCTTGTGTTCTATCCGTATACCTCCAAAGGATTAGACGGCAAATTGATTACGGAGTTAAAAGTAAAAACACTTTCTGTTCCCCGTAATGAAAATACTTTCTCTGAATTTTATCCCCATTTCGACGATAACGATGATATGGATGCCTTTATCCATCGTTACCAAGTGAACTCTAATGGTATGATCCGGAACAGCTGCACGATTTGGATGGCGGATAAGATTATTACGGCTATCGATGAAATGGGTGGCTGGGTGATAAAAGAGGTTCCCAATCTATTTGGGAAAATTCCGGTTGTGTATGCCGATGTATTCCAACCTGAATGGGATGAAGTAGCGTTTCTGATGGATGCTCGTGAAATGCGTATTTCTCGCATGGTGGATACAAATGATTACTATGGTGATCCGATGTTGAAGACATTCGATGTGGCTGACCTGCCGACTAAAGACACTGTCGGCAAAGAATTGTCTTTTACGTCTAAAGTACATCCGGAAACGCAACAATTGTATCATGGCGATGCGGAATACCTTACTTGGAACGGCTCTCAACCATCTGTGGATAAAGAGTTGGAAGAAACCAAATGCGAGCTGTTTTCCGGTACATCCACGCCTGATCTTTCCTTTGATAACTTGAAAGGCATTGGTAACCTGTCCGGTGTTGCCCGTAAATTCATGCTGATGGATGCCACTATCAAAGCGAGTGAGAACATGGAAACATTCGGTCCGGTCGTACAACGTTGCGTGTCGGTCGTGTTGGCTGGGATATGCAATATTACCAACATCAAGTACCGTCCTCAATTGGTGAACAACCTGATCGATGTGGAATTTGGTTCCATTTTGCCGGAAGATTTGGCTGAATCCCTGCAAACCCTATCTATTGCCAATGGAGGTAAACCGATCAACGCCCAACGCACGGTTACGGCTCATTCTCCGCTAACAGAAGACTTGGACGAAGAAATGAAGCTGATGGAGGAAGAGGAAGATACAGCAGCGCAACGCAATAATATGATCGGCTTAACAATGGGATATGGAGAATGAAAGAACTATCATTTCATGAGCGACAATTCCTGCAATGTCTGTTCCGGCAACAAGGTAGCATAAAGTATTCGTTTGACGAGTTTGTCCGTAGGATAGGACCTCTTTTGGCTAAATGGTCGGATCATGGAAGTGACCGTGTATGGATAGGCAACGCTACCATAGAGAAGCAAATCGAACGTCTGTTGGATGACCTGCATACGCAGCTCGTAAGCAATATATCCAATACGGTTACCGATGTATGGAATTTAGGCAATAGGAAAGCGGATGAACTGGTAACAGGTTATATCAAGGATATGGCCATATCCAGTACGTTGAAGGATAAGATGTTTTCCAGAAGTGCAGATGCGCTGAATACCCTGTTGAAACGTAAGGATGAATTTGGTAAAACCATATCCTCCCGTGTCTGGGATATAACGGACGGAGCTATGGATAATCTGGAACATTATCTTTCTTCGGGTTTGTCCTCTGGTCGTCCGGCAGCGTTGATCAGCCAAGATATACGGCAATTACTAAACGAACCCAACCGTCGTTTCCGCCGTGTAAGGGACGCGAATGGCAAATTGGTCCCATCCCAGCCGATGAAAGATTATCATCCGGGGCAGGGTGTTTATCGCTCGTCTTATAAAAATGCTCTTCGCTTGGCTGCGACGGAAACAAATAAAGCGTTTCGTACTGCCGACTACGAGCGTTGGCAGAATATGGACTTCGTGACCGGTATAGAGGTGGAACGTTCACCATCGAATCATGGCCTGTGTCCTGTGTGTGATGCAAAGGCGGGGCAATATTCGAAAGATTTCAAGTTTACAGGATGGCATCCGTTTTGTATTTGCATATCTACGCCGATTATGATGGATCATGAGGAGTTCGCGGAATGGTTGCTTAGTGATAGAAAAGTAGAAAAAGATAGTATTTCAATTCAATATTCAAAAGATAGGGCAAAAGAACTACAAAATTGGGCTAAACAGTCTTTGTTAAATAGCTCATTCTCTCATAAAGATTTTCCGATACAAGTTAAAATGACAGGAAAGTCTATTAAAGAGTTCTTGAATCAGCCTCATAAGTTCAAGAAAGAGAAAAACGAATTGATTAAAAATATAGGAGCGGTATTCGCCGGTTCGGATTACAAGGGGTATACCGAATACCACAAGGATAATCCTATGATCAAATATTCTCATGTCTTTGAAATTGACTTGAAAGGTGAGAAAAGTTGGATTATTGTAAGAGAAGATATAACAGGAAAAGCGGTCCTTTATAGTATATCGGATAGTGATAAGGTTTTGACTGGTATAAAAAAGAAGTAGCCCGATAGACCATCACACGTGGAACTACAATCCACGGCTGAATCTATCAGACTACTCTTTTTGCAAAAATATAAATAATCTCCTAATTGTCTAACGATTTAGGAATTTTAATCGTCAAAGTCAAGAATAAGCTGTTTCCCGTTAGCCTTCCATTGCTCAAATGAGTAGTCTACCGTCATGTTCATTTGCTTTGTAGCTTTGGCTAGTTTGTTCTTCGCTTCATGGAACTCCTTTTTGAGGATTTGGATACGGGCCCAGTCTTCTGCTTGTCGTTTCTGCTTTTGATTGACGAAGCTGGCGTAAGAGGCGAAGTATTCGTATAGGACATGATAACATTGCATCCGATACGTTCGGACAGCCTCTTGTGCTTCCGGTTTTACATTTTTAGGATTGATAGTAAATAACCAACCAAAGATAAATTCCATCGGTAAGCATACCATTTCTCTTTCTTTTCCGTCTGTAGCAACTATTGTGCTCAGCACAACGGTTGAAGATAAATCTTCATCATTTTTTATTTTGGTAAATTGTGAAGCATAATCAATTCCCAGTGCTTCACAAATAGGTTTGATGGGAACCAACTTCTTTGCATCATTACCGGCCATGATAGCCACATTGTTTACTTTCGCGATTTCTCTTGCATTTAGTGATAACTTTTTCATATATCCGAAAAAAGCGAGGGCAAAGGGGATTCTGTAGTAAAGTGGCAGTTTACAGAATACACCCAATGCCCTCTAAATTTCCTATTGACGCAACTGCCACGTAACGTCTTTCTGAGATAATATATAAATCAGAAAAACTTTTTCCTGTGGCAGTTGATGACACCTTCTATACTTTCGCTCTTTGCATTTGTAATTTTGCACTTAGCTTCTCTGCTTCCTTTTGCATATTTTCGGAAGCATGTTTGATGTAGTACAGCATCCCTTCGGTTCTTCCTATCTCTCGACCGGAATTGAAAGCGGCTTGCAGTTCTGGAGTGGAGTATTTACCCATTTCGGAGGGTTGGGCCGTTGGTTGTTGGGTACTATTATTTCCCGACAAACAATTCTTCGATGGATTACGCATATCTTTTTTAGAATGTTTGTTTTGATAGAAAATAAAAACGGTCTCACCTTTCCCGTTGCGTTACACCATCGAGGCAGTGGGGTCATTAAACCTTCACACGGGGGTATGAAACCGTTATATATGCTAAACCTACGAATATAAAATATCCGTAGTAATTAAATTTGGTAGCATATCTACCTCGATGTATGTAACGCACCACAAAGATGAGCACTAATTCTGAATCCCACAAGAAAAAATAGAAATACCTTTGCGTTTTCATCTTGTTGTGCTATTTTTGCGTTATGTGGAAAGAGAAATTAGGAAACTATTTGATTGATGTCTCGAAATATATCTTTACAGGTGTAGTGGTAGCGTCTTTATTCAAGGATATGGAAGATAATAAGTGGCTGATTTATGGCCTAGGCTTTACGTCTTCTATTTTAGCCTTAATAGCAGGATTGGTATTAACGAATAAGAAAAAGGAGGATAAGTAATGGGAGCTATAATTGGATTCGCCGTGATAGGCATACCTTGTGCCGCATTTTTGATCTATTGCCTTACGCCTTCTGGCAAACAATGGCTTAGATCCAATCACATGATTTGACAAGATAGATTCTTATAGGAATAATTTAGAGATGAAAGCCTGCCGGTTGTCCGGTGGGCTTTTTTTATACCCGGAATTTTCTTCCCCTCCCTTATATTTTAAACAGAAAACTCTTATGACAATTTTAGATTTAATCAAGGCGGCATGTAAGACGAAAGGCGTGCCGGAGAAGTATGCGGAACGTATTCAGAAAACGTTCAAGATTGAGAAAGCCGAGGGGATGGAGGCTTTCGTGGACCTGTTCAAGGATAATATTCTTCCGGCAATCCAAGAAGCGGAGAATGAAGCTAAGACTACGGCTGAAACGGCCGCTGTCGCCGCTTATGAAGCCAAGCATGGGTTGAAGGATGGTAAACCGGTAGAAGATCCGGATAAGAACAAGAAAACGGAAGAAGAACTGTTGAAGGATCTTAGCCCGGAACTGAAAGCTTATCTGGAAAGTATGAGGAAGAGCGTCGATGATATGGCTAAGAAGGTGGGCGATTCCATTACCAACTCGGCAAACGAGGCTAAGAAAGAAACAGTCCGTAAGCAGTTGAAAGATGCTGGTCTTCCGGATAACTGGCTGGGACGTGTGGACTTGGCTTCGGAAATCTCTATCGAGGATCAAATCAAGGCGCTTTCCGAAGAGTTTACCGGAATCCAGCAAAAGGCGATCGATGATGCCGTGGCCCGTGGTGATTACGCTCCCGGTTCCGTGAATCTTCCGGAGCGTTCCGAGGCGGATTGGGCGAAGCTGATGGATCAGGATGCCGACAAGAGTGCGAATAATCCCGGTGTGGTGAACCTGGGTATTGAATAATCCAAGAAAAGTGTAACGTTATGTACAGAAAAAGAGAAAGAGAATTCCAGTATCCTCCCGGAATTGAAAAGATTATTGAGGATATGATCGGCGGTGGGACGATTGACCGCCGGGATTTGCGGAACGCTTTGTTCAATGGCAAGTCGTTGGACGAGCTTCCTCCGATCGTGATCGTGGTGAAAGATCCGGAAACGGGATTGTATCATGTGTTGAAAACAGCGTTGGTTTCAGAAGCGGCCGCTGCCGATGCGACAGCGTATAAGGTAGCCAAGAACCATCTGTTTGGTGTGGGTGACTTCGTGACGATTGGTGGAGCTTTGACAGGTGCGTCCGATAAGATCACGGCTATTGATAAGAGTAATGCGGAGTTTGATACGATCACGTTGGAAGCGACTATCGGTGCTGCCGCAAAAGGTCAGGTATTGGTTCAGGCTAAAGACAAACAGGCTGCGAAAGCCGCCAAGTTGCCTTATGATGGCGAATTGGTTGTCACGATGAATAAAGTCGACTTGACTGTAGCCAACCAGCAGTCTGGGTTATTGGTAAGAGGTACGGTAAACGAATCCTGTATGCCGTTCCCGGTAGATAAGGACTTGAAGGCATTAATGTCGTTTATCCGTTTTGTGTAATCCATTAAAATCAGATATATGGAAAGAAGTTTAATTAAGCAAGTGAATAAAAAGAACATGGCGGCCCGTTTGAATACCCGTCATGTGAAACCGGTTGTCTTCCCGAACTTCTTCGGGGTGAAAAGAAAGACCTCGTTGAAGTGGGAGACTCTGACCGGAGAGAAAGGCGCTCCGGTAATGGCAGACGTGATCTCTTTCGACGCTTCCGCACCGCAGAAGACCCGTGAGGTGATCAGCAAGCTGTCCGGCGATATCCCGAAGACAGCCGTCAAGCGTGGCATGAACGAGAGCGATTACAACGAGTATAAGCAATTGGAACGTGACGCGCAAGGTGACGCGGACCAGTTGGCATTGTTGAATCTGGGTTTCAAGGATCAGGATTTCGTGTATAACTCCGTTCGTGCCCGTTTCGAATGGTGGTGTATGCAGCTCATGAGCCGTGCGGGTTTCCATTTGTCGGCAAAGAACAATGGCGGTGTCGTTACGGCTGAGTTTGTCGGTTGCGGTATGCCGAAGAAGAACCAGCGTAAATCTACTACGGACTGGAGTAACGCTACAACGGCCAATGGATTGCAGGATATTGAGGATACGGTTGTGGCCGCTTCTGCCGAAGGGGTGACGATCCGTTACGTTGTAATGCATGTGGCTGATTTCTCTTTGCTAAAGAAACAGAAATCCACGTTCGACACGTTAAAGGCATGGGTTAATTCGTCCTCCAAGATATTGGTGACAAAGAATCTCATCAACGAGTATCTGGCCGAGCAGGAGATCCCGGTGAAGATCATTACCGTGAACCCGGCTGTCCGTATCGAGGATAGTGCCCATCGTCGTAAGACGATCAATCCTTGGGAGCGTAAGCGTGTATGCTTCTTGGAGGATTTGAAGGTGGGTGACATTCAGCATGGGCCGATCGCCGCCGAGTCTTCCGCTACCTTGCAGAAAATCGCTCTCATGGTTAAGCAGGATTGGATCTTGGTAACCAAATGGTCTGAGCTGGAACCGTTCAAGGAATGGACGAAAGCGGAAGCGAACGCTATTCCTGTCGTGAATGATCCGGATGCCATGTTCATCATGAAAGTGGATGGGAAGGATTGGAACGCTTCCGAGGATACCGAGGGTACGGATGATATCCCGGCGACATTCTTGGGTGAAACCGTCGAACCGGAGGATCAAACGATTCAGGATACTGAAAACGGAGAATAACAATCATGGCTAAGACGATTCGAGATACGATACTCGCTTATCCCGGTCTCACTGACTGTGAAGATTTTTTGGATAACGTCGTTTTGCCGGGACGCGGTTTTGAAGGTACAGAAGATAGTAAGACGATCGATATCCAAAAACAAAAGCTGGTGGCCGCCGACCTTTATTCCATGGTCGGCGGTCTGCCGGACTTCGCGGAAAACAAGCTCTCTATCACGTATCCCCGTGCATGGTATGACGCTACGGCGAAACGACTATACCGGGAGGGAGGAGAACCGGAGAAAGCGGAATTGATAGGCAATAAGATCGAGGTACCCAAAGGAAGGGCGAGAAACAGATGGTAAAGCGATATTCACATACTGCGATAGTGACGATTCAATCCTGCCAATTAGTCAAAGGGGAATTGGTTGCCGGTAAACCGACGGAAATAGAGGTCACTGGGCAATACTACCCGTCCAATAGTGGACAGCAGTTGAAGCGGAATGCTGATGGGAAGGAATTTATCGTACACGGTGAGTTCTCGACCAAAGCCCGTCCTGTGGAAAACGCGAAGCATATCCGGATTGACAGTATCGCTCTCGATGTGGATATCATTAGCTGGGAATCGTTTCAGACTCACTCTGTAATCTATGTGTAGTTTATGGCAAGGAAAGGTGGTTTGACTCCAATGTGGAGTGATAGGGAAGTAGGGCGTTGGTTCGATTACTATGTGGATCGGGCGGAAGAGCGGATATACAAGTTATTGCAACGTGCCGGGGAAGAGTTCGTGAAGATCGCTCGAAAAAAAGGGAACTATCAGAATCATACCGGTAACCTCCGTAGCTCAATCGGTTATGTGATCATTAAGGATGGCGATATATTGACCGAGAACTACGAGTTGTCAGATGAGAAAGGTACCGATAAACATACGGGATTGAGAGAGGCTAAAAGGCTCGTATCAGAATTACTTCCCCTTTATAAGAATGGCTGGGTATTGATTGGTGTAGCCGCTATGCCTTATGCCAAGTATGTGGAAGCAATCGAGAATCTGGATGTTATCTCTGTCGCCACGGAACATGCCGAGGATTGGATCAAGAAACAGAGTCGAACGTTATTTGATAAACTCGCTGAGAAAGGATATTGAATATGGCAGATCAGTTTGATATAGTGGATATCGTATATAATGCGGTTGAGCCGGCGAGTACGGGCTTTATCCTGTATAAGGATCAATCCGGCGATGGCGAGAAAAGAAATCATATCACGATCCGCTCTCTGGCCTTGAATGGGAAAGATTATGTCAACAAGGGATCGATAAATATCAATATCTTCGTCAAGAGACCCTCGAAAGGCGTATCGGATCGACAGTTGATGATAGAGACCGTACGAGGCGTGAGGTTCGTGTTGCGGGATATCAAGCCGCCGTTGGGGATGTATTGGAAATCTCGGATCGTCTGGTCTGAGCCTATGGGCGAGGCCAAGGATGGCTTCGATTGTACGAATATTAGATTAGAGGTTATAACAGAATTAGATTAGTGATATGGAAAGAAGTTTAGCGCTGGATGTGGCGTATTTAGGAGTTGCGGAACCCGGGGATGGCGTGGCCGGTACCGAGTTCACCCAATGCGTTGACGTGGATACGGTGACGTTCAATTTCTCGGACGCCAAGGAGCTTAGTTTTACGTCCATGGGACATGAGGATCCTTGGGCGGTGGTGAGTCGGAAAGGAGATCCTTCCAGTATAGAGTTCACTATCCCTTCTCCCACGAGCGACGAGATGAAAATGTTTTGCGGGGGAACCGTTTCCGGTGATAAATGGGAGGCTCCTTTGTCTACGCCCTCGATATTGAAGACGATCAGGCTACAGAGCCTGCCGTACCAAGGTAAGTTCACGGAATATGTCTTTGTCAAGTGCTCTGTGTTCGGGAAGATCAGCCAAGCCCCGGATAAGGAGAATTGCGATCTCTTATTGGTAAAGGCCACGATCATGACACCGGTATCTGCGGCTGGCAAACAAGCGTCCCCGTATAGCAGGGCGGTGAAGGCCGTATCGGAAGACACGGAATGATGTTTTTTGTTTAGGTTGTCTAGAGCCTCGGTTTTTGCCGGGGCTCTTATATTTTAGAGGAAAATGATTATGAATGCGGAAGGAATTAGAGAGATTGCTAAAATGCAGTGTTCGATTGATGGTTATTCATATTTTCTTAAAAACTTATATCTAAAATTGATTTATCCCAATAAGGAAATAGCCTGTGTTTCTTCTGGTGATGATATTAGTGAAGCTATTTGGCAGGAGGTTGAGAAATTACAAAATCGATTAAAAGACTATGAGCGTAAAGCGAGCACTACAGATTGAGAGCGACGTGGTGACAAGTCGGTCAGTCGTGATCCCTTTCGAGTTCAAGCCGGAGACGATCCCGGCGGGTAAGAACGTTGGTGATAGTATCGTTATCACCCCGATCACGGTAAGGACCGGGTTTAGGATACGGCCGTTACTCTTGCGGATTGACAAGGCGGACAAGGATGCTATCGTGGCTCATAAGGATGTTACGTTTGATAGTGTACTGTCGGAGTTGATGGCGAAATATGACGAGTTGATCTTTGAGATCGTATGTTTGGGTATCCATAACAAGAAAGGGGACATGCCCGCTTGGTTCCGGGAGGTACTGAAGGATAATTGTACATGGGAAGACCTGTATATCCTTTTGAACGCTATTCTCTTTCGTCTGGGTTGTAACCCTTTTTCTCGTACTATCATAGCTTTGGAAGCTGTGAGCCCGTTAAGCGAAGAGGAGATAATAGCCCTTCAAGAAAACAACGAGACTTGGGTAGGTCGGAGCCGGTGACGCAAAGTAGCTTCATGTTCCTTGTGCTATGTAACGAGGCGTTCGGGTATACGCATGAGCGGACATTGGACAGCGATCTGGCGCTTGTCATGTCCATGCTACGGGAACATGGTTACTTGGTGAACGACCGGAACAAATCACTGCTCGTGGACGATGATGAATCCGGGGATAATCATGGCGAGTGGGTCGAGGTAATCGATTTCGATACGGGAAAAAAGAAAAGGGTTCGAAGAATGAGCCCGGTATGATATATATTACTTTGCGTAGAGAACGTTTGTCATAGTGATTTTGGTTGTAAAAAAACCGACGAACCGTGAGGCTGGTCGGTTTTTGTTCTCTGTAAATGTGTCAAGATCTTCAGAGTGTCTGCTCGATAACCAGAGCGGTGTCTTCTAGCGAAAAGTAATTGGGTAACGCTCCGGATGGATTATGCTGTCAATCTCAAGATCCACATCAATTGCGTCCCAACGCAACGAATCCTCGTCCGGTATGGTCACGTCCAATACATCCGATACTTTTGCATTTCTGAACCAAGGGTATCTGTCATACGATAGATAATATTCCTTCCCTCCTACGAAAAGGAGGATACCGTGTGCATTAATCATTGTTACTCCCGCAGGGGGTGTTCCATTCATTTTTTTATTATATCGAGGCCGGACAAGCTGCATGAGAATATTCGTTGATATCTATAAGATGGATATTCAAAACATCTTCAATATCAAAAAGAGTGCTGGTTGTAAAGTTGTGGTCACCTCTTAACCATTTGGATATCTCAGAGGGACGTTTACTCATTTTCTCGGCAAATTCCTTTTGGGATAGACCTTTCCTTTTGATACCTTCTGCTATTTTTACGGCAAGCATCATACGTCTTTCCATGTTCTTGGCTCTTTTCGTGTCTATATTGCCAAGTACTGTATCCAAAATAGATGTATTGTTCATATTTATTCCTCCTTCAATTTTAAATTACCTAAGAAAAAACCGTTATCATCGAGATGTATATCCTTGTTTTTGATGGCTTCTGATATGATTCTGGATATTCGAACCACTGTTTCAGCTTCTTTTTTTAAGGAAGAACTTTCTTGATAAGCTCTAATGTTTTTGGGTTTGTATCCTCCACCTCCAACAACGATAGCAACGTTAGCAAATCGAATACAATAGATTCTTAATTTTTTATCAGGACTATCAAATAGGGCGCAGACACCATCACCGGGTTTCCCTTCGTTTAGCTTGAAAAAATGTTCGGCTGCCCCAGTTTTTGTAGCCATAATTTTCAATTTAGATACGATATCTTCTATTTCGGTTGGGTATTCAGAATAGTTGTTCTGAAGAAATTGTTCAAAAACGCTCTGATCCTCTTGATTGAGAATGACAGAATATATTTGAGTCTTCTTTCCTGACAGTTGCTTTATTTTGACAATCTCAAGTTCCACGATGAATTTTTTTCTTTTTACAAAAGAACGAAGAAAAAGCGACAAGGCAAAAGAAAATGTCGAAAAAGATAACTTATAAGTGAATTTTTAACGGTTGACAGTCTCACATGAAAGGCTATCCTATATTTTACCATAAACGCATTATGGGAATCAGGAATAGGGATGGAGCGCTGTATATTGCGACTGGTCTTGATAACTCCGGCATGTACGAGGGAACACGGGAAGCGATGGGAATTATCAAGACCTTGGCCGGTGAGATCACGTCTTTTGACGTATTCGGTGGTATCGGTATCAGTGCGGCGACGGCGTTCGCCAAGGCCGCAAAGAGCTCATACGACTTCGAGAAGGAGTTCCGGAAGAACATGCTGGAAGTAGCGACCATTTCCACGCAGGTAACGGATGATATGACCGGTTTCATGAATCAGGTCATGTCCATAACCCAAGAGATACCGATCAAGGCTCCGGAGGCCGCCAAGGCGTTATATAGCATTGTCTCCGCCGGACATGACGGGGCGGATGGTATGAAGATCCTAGAAGTTTCGGCTAAAGCTGCCGTGGGAGGACTTACGGAAACCGAGACGGCAGCCGATGCCATTACAACGATCCTGAATGCTTATAAGATGTCTGCGGAGGAAGCCGGTACGGTCTCGGACCAGCTTTTTACAACCGTCCGGTTGGGTAAGACTACATTTGGCGAATTGGGAGCCTCTATAGCCCAAGTTGCTCCTATTGCGGCCGCATATGGGATTAGTATCGACCAAGTGTTGGGTGCTGTCGCTTCATTGACCAAGCAAGGAACGCCGACGGCGCAGGCTATGACACAGATCCGTGCCGCTATCCAAGGAACCGCTGGAGAACTTGGAGACGCCGCTTTCCAAGGTCGTACTTTCCAAGAGGCATTACAATTGATTTATGAGAAGGCTGGTGGTTCCGCTTCCAAGATGAAGGAAATGCTTGGCACGGATGAAGGCTTGGCCGCTACACTGGCTTTGACTGGAAAGAATGCAAAGGCGGCAGCAAATGATTTGGGAGAGTTACAGGGCTCCTTGGGTGCGACAGAGGCTGCGTTTGAGAAGATGGCTGACGCCGCCGATAATCAGCTCACGTTGTTGGCGAATAATGTACAGGCTTATTTGCGCCCAATGGGAGAGAGGATATTGAAAGAGGTGTCAGATATCGCCAAGGCGTTTAATGAGGCTTTTGAGAACAATGATATCGAGGGGACGATATCGAGGGTTGAGGCATTGGTGAAAAATGCGGCGGGAGCGTTTCTTTCTTATAAAACAGCTATTTTGTTGGTTCAAGTGGCGCAACGATCTTATATCAAGACATCAGCTTTGAGCAGACTGGCGACGATTCAGCATACGACCGCAACCGCGCTGCTTACAGGTGCTTTGAAAAAACAGGCTGTCGCAATGTTGGCCGCCGGAAAAGCTGCCCTTGCGAATCCGTATGTCTTGGCCGTGGCGGGTGTTACGGCCCTTGGGTATGCGATCTTCAAGCTCGCGACACAGGCGACGGCATCAGAGAAGGCGTTGGATTCCCATAACAAGAGGGTCGCAGAGATGAAGGACTGGATAGAAGGCATGAGATCTCAAACGGATGAACTATTGAATGCTTTACGCGACGATAACAAGTCCATGTTACAGAAAGTGGAGGCATACGAGAAATTACAAGCCCTCTATCCGGATGAACTGAAAAATCTATCCTTGCAAAAGTTCATGTTGATGGATATGACGGAGGCTAATAAGATGCTTTCTAAATCGATAGATGAGCGAACCATGGCCCAACAGCGCGCTACCGTAAACTCCATAGAGGATGAAATTGCAAAAAATAACCATCGAATCTCCCAGCTAGACAAGAAAAGTTGGATTGATACCAGCTTTTCGGAGGCATTTGAGTTACGTCGTTTACGAAAACGGAACGAGCAGTTGAAGATTGAGCATGATAAAGCGGTTGAGATAGTCGTACAAGGATTGAAGGCTCGTACGAAGGCGGAGGCGTTAGCTAGTAGCCAACAAGAGGAGGAAAAGGCGAAAATAGCTACACCTATTGATAAAAAGGAACTAGAAAAGCGAAAAAAGCTTCAAGACGAACTCCTATCCCTCCGCCGGCAGAACCAGCAATCCGAGATCGATCTGATGAAAGAAGGCTCCGCAAAGAAGATCGCCCAGATAAACCTAGACTATGACAATGAGATCGCCGCCATACTTACCAAGGAAAAAGAGTGGAAAGACGCTCAAGGCGGCAAACTGACTAAGGAACAGACCGTGGAGATTCGTACAGCCTTGGTGAACTCATACGTCAAACGGGAGCGATCGACCTCTAATGTGAATAAGGAACAACTGGAGGAAGAGAAACGTGCCATGAACGAGTATCTGAAAGAATACGGTTCTTATCTTGATAAGAGAGATGCTATCACGGCTCTTTATAACGAGAAGATAGCCAAGGCCACGACGGAAGGCGAGCGTAAGTCCCTTTCCGAGGCCATGAAAAGGGAACTGTCTGATCTCGACATAGAGGCGAGCAAGACGACTTCCGCTATCAGCCGGTTGTTCGGTGACATGAAAGACAAGACCCTCTCCGAGTTGGAGGCCATCAACCGGAAGGGGCGTGAAGCCTTGGAGTTCTTGAAAAGCGGTGTCTGGGATGAGAGCAAGGGCAAGGATTTCGGTATCACGAAAGAAACGTTTGAACTGTGGAGTAAATCACCCGATAAACTAAAAGATATCTCGGACGCGCTCAAGGAGAACAAGGAAGCCGCGGACAAGTTGCGCCCGGCATACGAGAAGGTCGCCAAAGGTCTGAAAGGCGTATTTGAGGCTGGTAACGATACGAAAAAGCTGCGACAGGCAATTGACGATATAGAGGAAGGGCTTGGCGAAATCATGCGGTCCGGGCAATTCCTCTCTGATACTTTCTCGAAACTCGGGGATTCGTTCGGTGGTGCGTTCGGTGAGATAGCCGAAGGCTTGAATGTGGCCATGGACGCGGTCAATTCCGCCATGGACGGGGCGAAAGCCGGTGCGATGTTCGGGCCGATCGGTGCGTCTGCCGGTGCCGCTATCGGGGTGGTCACATCCCTTGCCTCCTCTATCGCCAAGATCCATGACAAGAAGAACGAGAGTCGTATCCAGCGTTTGCAGGATCAGATCGACACGTTGGACAAGTCGTACGATAAGCTGGGCAGGTCCATCGAGAAAGCCTATTCCAAGGATGCCTCCAAGCTTATCGACCAGCAGAATAAGCTATTGGAACAGCAAAAAGTGCTTATCCAAAACCAGATCAAGGAGGAGGAGGACAAGAAGAAAACCGACAATGACCGCATCAAGGAGTGGCGGGACCAGATAGACGAAATCAACAATGCTATTGCCGATAACAAGGAGGCCGGCAAGGACGCCATTTTCGGTAGTGACATAAAATCGGCGATCGACGATTTCGCCAACGCTTACGCCGACGCGTGGGCCGCCGGGGAGGACAAGGCGCGATCGGCCAAGGATCTCGTGAGGAAGATGATAAGGAACATGGTGACTGAGTCGATCAAGGCCGCCGCATCCGATCCCATGAAAGAGATCCGGGAGAAGCTGCTCGAGTTCTGGTCCGACGATTATATCAGCGACTGGGAACAGGATTATCTGGATCGGAAGGCGCAGGAGCTGGCCGACGACCTCGACCGTAAGTTTGGTTGGGCCGACAAATATTTCAATACCGGTAACGCGGTAGAGGAGGACGACGGGCGTACGGCCTCGTCCAAAGGTGTTGGTTCCATCTCCCAGGACTCCGCGGATGTTATAGACGGTAAGATGTCGACCCAACTTATATTTTTAGATAGGACGTTGGTGCAAGTGACGGGTATAGCCGACCAGATGCGCTTCATCTACGACCTCCAGACAAGGGGCTGGAAGAACGTGGAGGCGATCAAGGACCTGTCCGGGAAGGTGTCGGAGAACACGGCCAAGGTAGCGGAGATCTCCGGACGTATAGAGGCCCTATCCGAGAAGATAGAGGCCAATACCAAGTCGGCGGCCTCCGGTATAAAGACTATTAACGACAAGGGGATATTAATGAGATCAAGATAATGATGGAGACGGTTAACGACATAATCAAATCGGCCCTCTCGCTTGGGGCATGCAGTGGTTCTAACGGGGTGACGGACTGGAGAAGCCTCGTGTGGCTGTTCTTCAGCCCGCAGGGGCGTGAGTTTTGCGCGGAGAATGATTTCCCGTCGTTAGACATGTTCCGTGGCATGGCCGGTCACGTGATGCCCTACGGGGTGTACGTTGACTCCGGCCACGTGTACGTAACCAATCCCGGCAATATCGCCGTGATAGGTGATACGGATGCGGTGATAACGATAGACGATAACGAGCGTGTTCACAAGGTGATCCTCATGCACGGCGGCAAGGCTAGGGTCGTGGCGAGCGACTACGCCGTGATCCTGCTGGTGAATATCGGGGGAGAGGTTGAGATAAACAAGGATAATACCGTGGTGATCTTATGAGGAGTGAGTTATACATAGACGGCAAGGACGCCTACACCGATTTCGGCGTATGGATCACGGAGGGAGGTTACGACGGCCTTCTCCCGTTCCCCGAGCTGGTGGAACCGGATAGGAACGACTGGCCGGACGAGGACGGCATAGAGCCGGACTTGGAAAAGCCCACCTTGAAACCACGGGAGCTCAACATCACGTTCGTCCGCAGCGTGGACGGAAGATCCACCGGTGCTCTTGTCGAGTACCTATCGAAGCCTGGGTATCACCTCTTCCGTATCCCCTCGTTGGGCAGGGAGTGGAGCTTGCGACTCATCCAGAGCCCGGCGTATGAGGATTGGGACACGTTGGAGGCCTTCACGTTACGTTTCGCTGAGGACCGGCCCGTAAGACCCTCTTCCGTGGCGATCCCGGAGGGTAGAGCGTATGTTCCTCCATCCGAGTACGAGCTGGACGGCGTACCCTTGGATCGATACGGCGTAATGGTGACGGAGGGGCGGGATGAGATCATGAGATCCCCGACCGTGAAGACTAACCTGTCCCGTACGGTACTGGACGTTGACGGTAAGATTTACGATGCCGGCAAGGTGGTGTATAATAGCAAGGAAGTCACTCTTAAATGCTGTCTCATCGCCGGCTCAATGACGACATTCTGGAGTTGTTATGACACCCTGTTGGATGCCTTGATCCAGCCGGGCGAGCGTTCGCTGTACGTGGATTACAACGTGGAGGAATACCCCTGCTACTACAAGAGGACATCCGGATGGAAGCTTGAGAGCCTCCGGGGGCGTGTGGTGGTGACATTCAACCTCACGCTGGAGTTCACGGTGTTCCGGATGGATGGTGTCGATTACCTTCTGGCTACCGAGGCCGGGGAACTGGTGGTCACGGAGGACGGGGAGTATTACATAGACTTGAACATATATGCCTAAAAAGAAGAAGAAAATATCGGAACTCGCGTTGGCTGACAGCCTTACCGGTCTGTACACGATCGGTTGCAAGATCATAGACGGTATACAAACCAGCGTGAAGGTGAGCCTCGGAACCATCCAGACGGCTTACGAGAACATGCTCACGGAGATCTCCAACGCCCGTGCCGCTACCAAGGCGGCCAATACGGCGGCCTCCAACGCCAACACCGCCAAGCTGAACGCCGAGGCGGCCACGTCAAAGGCTAATACGGCCACGGCGAACGCCATCACCGCAACAGGGAACGCCAATACCGCAACCGGTAAGGCTAATACCGCGGCTGATCTAGCCAATAAAGCTGCGGCTAACGCTAATACCGCCCACGATGGGCTAGAGAAGATCAAGGAAGATACCGAGATCGCAACTAAAAACGCAAATGACGCGGCGAAATTGGCGAATGAGAAAGCTTCTTACGCCAACACGCAGGGTAACTTCGCCAAGACACAGGGTGACCGCGCGCAAGAGCTGGCCGACCACCCGTGGAAGGTTGGCGATAACGGCAACTGGTGGAAATGGGATCTGGATGGGGACAGGTATGTCGATACGGGCATCCTCGCTAAGGGAGGCGTCTTGTACCCGACCTTCACGATCAACCCCGCCGACATGACGCTGGTGATGTCCTACGAGGACGAGGTGTCACCAAACCTTGTCAAGCTCAACCAAGAGACCGGTGAGCTGTATTTGAACGTATGACCAAAAAAAGGAAGGAGGAATTATAATGAGTCAGATAGTATTGGGGAAGGTGGCGTTCGTCGATAAGGGCGTTTATGCCACGGCGAGTACGTACAACACCTTCGATTTCGTCGTCACGGATGATAGCTGCTACCTCTGTGTCAAGGACGGAAACAAGAACCACCCCTTGACCGATACGGCTTGGTGGAAATGTATCGCCCGTGGTACGCAGGCAACGGAAGCGGCCAAGACCGCCCTTGCGGAGGCGAATAAGGCTATCGAGGCCACGAGGAACGCTATCTCTGCTGCGGGTTTGGCTAACGCTAAAGCGTTGGAGGCTGGGAAACAGGCTGATTTGGCCGGTCGAGCATCTGATGAGGCTTTGGCTGCCGCTGTCGAGGCTGAGGCGATGATTTCCGAGGGCAATGCGCAGATCGCTTCCATGAAAGCGGCCGAGCAATCGTTGATGAGTCAAGCGCTTCTTGCCCCTACCCGTATGGAGCTGAAATATGTCAAGAGGATAACGTTAGGGAATGCCGTCGCCCAGAAGATAGCCGTGAGTCTTTTTCCAGCTTATGTATTACCTAATGTGATATTTCAACAGGCGTTTTATTCCGGTGATGCGTTGTACGTGGACCCACGTGGAAACTTGACTGTCCGTAAGACAGGAACGGCGACGATCCACGTTATCCCGGCTCAGAACACCTCGTTAGCCCAAACGATAGTCATCGAGGTTACTGCCCCGGTCATTCGTAAGGCCGGTAGCGTGATGAGATTTTTATCCGGTAGCCGGATACGAAAGGTATAATTGTCTAACATTTTAATATACAGAACCATGTCATTAACAACAGCAGAAGAGGAGAAGGTACGTGCGATTATCACGGCCTTCGATAACGGCAAGACGATCGACCAGCTGCCCTTGGCCGACACGAACCAGCCCTCCAAGTATTTGATCGAGGGAGTGTCCAAGGAAACGGGCGAGTCTGTTAAGATCCCTTTCGCCGACGCGGTATCGATCGTGAACAAGCACATCGCTATCCGTCGCTGGAAACGCGGTCAGGGCACGCCAGTCGGCGAGGCTTACGGTAATATCGATTTCCTGCGGGATCTTCCCTCCGTGATCGGTCTGGGCTGCTACCTCGTGTCCGTTGGCCGTAGCCGGCGTAAGCTTGACCCGACGAACCACCGTCGTTTCGCCGACGGCAGTCCCGCCGCCTTGGACGGCACGATGGGCGATTACCTGTGGTGCTGGAACGCCCACTACTACTCTTGGTGGGTTGACTCCACCTATTATTACGAGGCTGTCAGCCCGACCCCGATCGAGGGTCATTTGAACTATTACATCCCGGCCGGGGGTACGTCGGCCTTGGGAGCCGGCGTCATGGACCGTACGAGCGGCACGTTGGTCTCCGTCGTCAGTGACGATCCCCGTTATCGTGGCGGGAACAACGACGCGACGAGGGACGGGAAGCACAACACGCAGCTAGGCATGGTTGCCACGAACATGAACGCCGCGGCTTTCGGCACGGCCGCCCGCAAGAAGGGTGAGGGCTGGGAATCCGGCTGGTTCGTCGCGAACAGCGTCGTCGGTTATCTCTACCGCCTTATCATGGGTACCCGTGATTGCCAGTCCGCGTTGAACCCGGTAAAGGACTCCAATGGCCTATATCAGGGCGGTACCGGTAAAGGTGTTACCGAGTGGTCTTGGGATCCTTGGTCGAGCCATAACGGTGGTTATCCGATTATTCCGACGAGCGTAGGGATCGAGTTGGGGGACTCGGTCGGCGTGAGCGACTACGCCGTGAAGGGCTCGGACGGTGGTACCGTCCACCAAGCGCACGTCCCTTGCTTCCTCGGCTTGAAGAACTTCTACGGGCATATCGGTCTGATCGAGCGTGGCTCCTTGATAAACAAGCTGTCCGACGGTAGCGGAGATTATTATGTCGCCCCGTCCCTTTACTCGGCTTTCAATATCAACTCGATTGAGGGTCTGATAAAGGCCGCGAAGGTTCCTAAGAACGATCCCAGTGGCTGGAAATATATCACTGAGCTCAGTATGCAGAATCTATGCTCCGCCCCGACTGTCGCCTCCGGCAGCTCCAGTACCTATTATTGCGACGGTTGGTATAACGACAACGCTATTTCCGGCCTTCGCTGTCCGTTCCGTCGTGGTAATGCGAACAACGGTGCTAATGCTGGCTTAGCGTACCTCAATGGTAACAATGCGGTCTCGAACGCTAACGTGAACTGGTCGTCGCCCCTAGGATACGCCGCTGATTTATTCAGTAAGAAGAAGTGGAGGAGAGACCCTGTCACTGGACAAAAAATCAAGGCTAAGGGTATAGTCCCGGTAGGTTGATAAACCGACGGCTCATGACCTGATGGCGATTGCAGACACTGGACACTAAAAGACACTTGGGACACCATGAGGAGAAAAGGTGACTTTTCCGGGGATATAGCCCGGAAAGAAAACTATTACAAGGCTTTTGATCATGCCAGCAAGAACAAGCATGGTAAAAAGGCCATAACAAAGTTCGAGGCGGACTTGGAAAAGAACCTTTCCGATCTCCTATACTCTTTTGAAAACGGGACGTTCGTAACCTCCCCGTATCGTTTCATGACCGTCCATGAGCCGAAAAGACGTCTTATCGGGATGCTCCCTTTCCCGGATCATGTCCAGCATTGGGCGATGCTCAATGAGGTGGAGGATTATTTTACGAGATCCTTCTCCGCGTATACCTACGGAGGGGTGAGAGGACGCGGTCCCCACGCCTACATGAGGATGATCCGGAAGGTCCTGAGAAAATATCCGGAACGTACCACCGACTATCTCCTGTGCGATATCCACCACTTCTATCCGACCGTCAACCACCCGGTACTGAAAAGCCAGCTCAGAACACGTATCAAGGATAATCATTTATTGCGAAGGTTTGATGAGATCATTGACAGCGTCGAGGGGGATACCGGTATGTTTCCCGGCACGAAGCTGGCGCAGTTCTTCTCGCTTGTCTATCTTTATCTTTTCGATCACGATTTGAAGCGGTGCTTCCATGTCGGGGAATGCCCGGCTTTGGTTGAGTACTACACGAAAAGGTATATCGAGGAAAGTATCGCAACGGCCAAAACAGAACATGATTATGAGGAGTTATCCAAAGGGATCCAATATCTCTCGGACAGGTTCAAGGGATATCTGAACCGTCTGGATTTCTGCTACCGTCTCGCCGATGATGTCCTGATACTGCATGAGGACACCGTATTCTTGCACCTTGTCATCGAGTGGATCGGTCTTTATTACGCTAACGAGCTTAGGATCGGTCTTAACCCGAGATGGAAGATCGGGCACGTGATGGACGGTGTCGATACGGGGGGATACGTGCATTTCCCGGATCACGTCCGTGTCCGGAAACGTAACAAGGTGGCTCTCTGCCGCCAGATAGCGAGATTGAGAAAGAAGGGTTTGCCGGACGAGGAGATAAGGAAGAGGGCCTCTTCCCGTATAGGCTTCATCCAACACGCTGATACGAGTAATCTATTAAATAAATTAGGAATGGAAACACCAAGGAAAAGACTGGGACAGGTGATAAGGAATAAAAAAAGTCCGTGGGAGGATCTCCCGGCCGACCGGAAAATGAGATTCGAGGATATACTTTATGATACCCGGATACCGGAGGACCGGAGAGGCCCCGAGGAGGACAGGCTGATTGAGTTGATCGATTATAAGATTGAGGATAGCAAGATCGAGAGAAACGAGGACGGCACGCCAAAGAAGTGCCTCGCCATACGTTTCCGATGGAAAGGCGAGGAGCGTTACGCTTTCACCGGTTCCGCCGTCTTGATTGATCAGGCGCTCACGGACTTCTCTCACGAGGACTTGCCGGTGGATACCGTGATAAAGGTGCTCACCAACAAGTTCGGTAAGAAATTTTTCAGGTTCACTTGACCCGTGGGGATCGCTCTTGGCCGATCCTTCCGGGTCGGCTAAAAAACATTTAAATATATGGAGACAAGAGCGATTTACACGGAGAGAAAGACATTCGTAAAATACGATGACAACCATTACCTATTGTACCTGAACGAGGAGGTCTTGGAGAACCACGTTCCGGAGGGCCACGGGGGCGAACCGGAACTGGAGCCTTGCACGGCTTACGCCTATACCGGCACGTGCGAGGATGGCGGTACGCTGGTCGAGGCGACTTCCGCGAGTTATGACAGTCTCGTGTCCGGATTGGTCCGGAGAGAGTATTCCGCCGATCGGGTAGAGGCGATAACGCTGAATAAATTGAGCTCGGATAATGAAAGAAAGGCCGAGTTTGAGGCCGAGTTCGCCTGTCTGGAACGTTACCGTAACGACTGCAAGGCGAGGGTACGTGCCTTGCTGGGTATGCCCGAAAGCGTCTCGAACACCCTTTAAATACCGTTCGAGATGCGTATCTATGATAAGACGGGCGAGGTATTGCTTGACATCCCGGTGGACGATGACAGCTATCGTTACCGGGCGATAGCGCAAGCGAAGAAGGTGGAGCTGCGTTACTCCCTAGTGGATCACGTGGAGCTGCCCACCGGGGCGTATATCGAGTACCAGGGGGAAAGGTACACGCTGTGGTACCCTTCGGATTTCAAGAAGGAGGGCACGAGGGTCCTCGACTATACCGTCACCTTCGGCGGTAACGAGGAGATCCTGAAAAAATATAAGTACAAGCTGTTGTCCGACAAGCCGTACAAGCTCAAGTTCGTCATGACGGCCACGCCGGGGATGTTCATGGAGCTGCTGGTGGACAACTTGAATCTTTATGATTCCGGCTGGACGGTCGGCACGGTGATCGAGGCCCCGGAGAAACTGTTGTCGTTCAACCATGAGAAATGCTGGGCTGTATTGGGGCGTTTGGCCGAGGAGTTCGACACGGAGTTCGAGATCGTGGGCAAAACTATCAACCTCCGCAAGGTGGAGTATTACAAGGACGCTCCTCTAAAGCTATCCTACGGAAAAGGTAACGGATTCCTTCCCGGTGTAGGTCGTGCGAACCAAGGCGACAACCTCCCCGTTGAGATATTGTACGTGCAGGGCGGCGAGCGGAATATCGATTACTCGGCCTACGGAAGCCAGACCTTGCTGCTCCCCAAGTCGCAGGAGCTTTCCTACCAAGGCAGACGCTACAAGACCGACAAGGACGGCATGTATGTCACCCGTGCTGACAAGCCCCTTTCTTCTTATAACGAGGACAGCTACGACGCCAGCGACATCTATCCTTCCCGTGTCGGTACGGTGAGCGAGACCGATACGGAGCCGGGCGAGGACACGGACGGGAACGATGTCACGTTCTATGATTTCTACGACTCGTCAATTCCAGATAACCTGAATTTCGAGGATTGCCTGATCGCCGGCCAGACCATGACGGTTATCTTCCAGACAGGCCGTCTGGCGGGCCGTGAGTTCGATGTAAAGTATGTACATGACGGCCGTAAGTTCGAGATCGTCTCGTCCGAGCAGGATGGCATGACGCTGCCGAACGCCTCCCTGTATCCGGAGGTCGGCGACAAGTACGCCATTTTCAACATATCCCTTCCCGCCGCCTACGTGTGCGACAACGCCACCAAGACCGGGGCGAGCTGGGACATGTTCCGGGAGGCGGTACGCTACCTTTACGAGCGTGAGGAGCGGCAATTCACGTTCATCGGAGAGCTGGACGGCATATGGGCCAAGAAGAATTGGTTGGCGATCGGCGCCAAGCTGGTACCCGGCGGTTATGTCGATTTCAGCGATCCCCAGCTCCAGCCGGACGGTATCCTGATCCGGATCACCGGGGTGAGGGATTACATCAATAGGCCCCACAGCCCGGAGCTTGAGCTATCCAACACGCCGGTAGGCGGTTTCCTGTCCGATGAGCTGGGCAAGCTGGAGAGCGAGGAGGTCGTTAATGACAAGAGGTATAAGGAGGCGTTACAGTTTACCAAGCGCCGTTACCGTGACGCTATCGAGGCGCAAGAGATGCTGGAAGCGGCCTTCGATAATTACTCCAAGGGCATAGACCCGATATGGGTACGTACCATGTCGCTCTTGGTGGGTGATGAGTCCCTGCAATTCCGTTTCGTCAACAGCAAGACCGCTCCTGTGACCGTCATGCCCGATTTCAGGTATGATGACAACACCGGGGTGTTTACCGCCCCGGCTTTGATCTTGCAGCACATGACGCTAGGCATCGGTGATATCAAGGAGTCCCATAAGCCTTCCGAATACCGGTATTGGGATATGGGGGCGTATACGAGTCCCTACTTGGGGGATTACGGGAAACTCTATCTCTATGCGAAGTGCGGCAAGAGCGGTGGGAAGGGGACGTTCGAGATGTCCGGGATCCCTCATAAGTTCGAGGAGGATGGGTACTATTATTTCTTGACCGGTTTATTGGGCGGCCAGTTTGACGGGGCCCGTTCCTTCGTTACCGTGTACGGTTTCACGGAGATACTCCCCGGCCGGGTGACGGTGGATAGGATTGTCTCGACGGATGGTAATACCTATTTCATACTGAATAAGGGGGATGGCTCTGGCGAGTTTCATGGGCGTATGGTCTTTACCGCCGGTTCGGGGCTGAAAAACCTTGATGAGTGGCCGGAATTGGATCAGTCTATCAAGGAGGCCAAGAAATCCGTGGAGGACCTGAACTATTACGTGGACGGGGCGTTCAAGGATGGTATAGTCACGGAGACGGAGGCCGTGGCGATCGAGAAATACCTGAATACGGTCAATGTTTCCAAGGCCGAGGTCGAGGCCACTTATAAAAAATTATATGAGAATACCTATCTCTCCGGCCCGGCCAAGACCGGGCTTTTGAACGCGAAGGTGACATTGTTCGGGGCGATTGACAACCTATTGTCCTCCATCAATACCGCTATCGCTGACGGCAAGGCGACAGAGGCCGAGAAAAAAGACGTTGACGCCAAGTTCACGGCCCTCAATACCGCCATGTCCTCTTTTAACACAGCCGTAGAGGCCGCAAACAAGGCTATTCAAGATACGCTGAAAGGGTATTCAGATACAGCCATGAAAAAGGCGCAGGACGCTCTTAGCGAGGCGGAAAATGCCAGTAACGCTGCCAATAACGCCCAAGGATCGGCTAACGATGCCCAGAGCATGGCCAATGACAAGGCGAAGGTGTTCTACCAATCCACGGCCCCGAGATCGGGAATGCGGAAGAACGATCTTTGGGTAGACGGCGTGAATATCTATCGCTATGATGGTGAAGGGTGGGTTTTCGCCTCCGAGTACGACTGCACGATTACCGAGATCAATGGCGGCCTCGTGTCCACGGGGGCGATAGCGTTCGGTAATACCGGGGGCATGGCCGCTAGCGGTACCGTAAGGATATGGTCCGGAGGGAACTCCGGGGCGAACGGGGAGCCTCCCGCTTCCCCGACATTCAAGGTGCTCAGTGACGGCAAGGTATATGGCAGCAACTCCATCATGTGCATGAACCGTAATTACGAGGTCTCATGCGGTTTCGCCAGTGACGGTAATAGCGGTGGCGATATCTCGAACCTTGATCCGGGATCTGTCCGTATATGGGTCGGCAGCACTTACGAGCGAAGGGATGAAGCCCCTTTCCGGGTCGGGCTAAGCGGTTTGGTGGCCGCTAGCGGATTGATGCTCTCCAAGCGACATTATATGTATAACGGGGCGTTGGCCATCCACAACGACGGACAAGTCACGCTAAGATCGGTAGATACCGATAATGGTGGTAACCACCTGCGTAATGTCATAATGCAGACGTATCCGAATTACGTGAACTCGGTACTTGATCTGACCGATATATTAGACTCCGCTACGGCGATGAGTGTCCCGCCTATCTTGACATTGAGGTGTGGGCGTTCCGCTTATACCAATTATCCGAGGATATGGATTAACTGCGTGCATAAGGCTGGTTGGGGTTCCGCTTTCCGGGTCGAGTCCCGGTATTTTAATGACGATGGTGCTATGGAGAGAACTGTCATTAATGTCGGCTCCATGATGACACACGCGCAATTGGGGGCGTTAAGCTCTTCGCCCGAGCTATATCCTGTTTATTATGATAACAAAACAGGTTATTTATGTATGAAATACTAATTTAAAAAAATAATAGATATGAAATTGACATTGAAAGACAGGGTATTAATACTCAATAACGTGCTGCCGATGTACGACAATCGCAAAAATATCGGCTTGAAAATATCTATCTCCGGCAAGGTCCAGCTATTGGATTCGGAGCGGAAGGAAGTGGTTATGACCCCTGTTGGTAACGGGGAATACGAGATCTCATTCAAGACCGTGGACGCCATGACAGGGGTCAAGTCCTTTGATTTCACGGACGATGAGTTATGGTACCTGAAACAGCGGGTGGATTACCTTGATCGGCAGGGGATGTTCTCCGCCGAGACGATCGACTCTTATTCCAAGATACTCGACCAGCCTTTTTCCGGGGAGGAATACCAAGATAGATGGAATGAGCTAAAGGGAATAGATCCTATCGCTTAACGGGATATAAGCCTTTATCGGGGGCGGGCAAATAAAAGTCCCCGTATATATTAAAAGAAAACGAGTTATGGGAGTTGATTTGAATACTATATTGGCGATAATCGGTGCGATGGGCGGGATCGAGGGGATAAAATGGGGCATCCGTGCGTGGGCGAACCGTAAGACTAACGCCCGTATAGCGGACGCTCAAGCTGACGTGGAGGAGTTCAAGGCCCTGCGTGAGTATAATGAGTTCTTGCAAAAGCAGTTGTCTGAGAAGGAGGAACGGTTCGTTGAGCAGACCGGACGGCTCCGGCAGGTGCAGGACGAGCTTTTCACCTTAAAAGAGAGCTACTCGGACGTGAAGATAGAACTGGCTTTAAAGAGGTGTGAGAAAAAGAAATGTGGCGATCGTGAGCCGCAGAACGGTTATTAATTAATAAACAAACCGCAAAATGGAAATTTATATAATTGATTTTATAGCTTTTATAGTTTATGTTTTTGTGTCATTATTTTTTCTGGGATTTTTTTCTACGCCTAAAAAGACGGATGCCAGAAATGATATAAGAGGCAATAATAGCCGTAAAAATAGCATAGAGAGTGCTAATACTAAAGTTCGACAAACAGCCAAACAAAATGGCTATAAATGTCGTGAACACTAATAAGCAAGTGATCATGCTGGATGTCGTATCTCTGTTGTATTCGTCTATAAATGTAATTTGGAAATAAAAAATTCCAGTCATAATAATTGTTACTCCCAAGGTAATTATTATTCCACTAATGATATTCATGTAGTTGAAGTCAGGGAAATATAATGAGATGAGGGTGTAAAAACATGGCAAAGAAATGAGTATAGGCCTTAAGAGGCGCTTATCATCATCGTTTAATAATTTGAAAAAAGGCTGTAAGTCCATAGTGAGTATTTTTTTGCAAATATACATAACAAATTAAAAAAGCAAAGATGAAAAAGAATGAATTACCGAGAGGGCTGAGAAATAACAACCCTCTTAACATCAGACGTAACAGCGATGTATTCCAAGGCGAAGTCAATCCGGGCCGTGACAAAGAGTTTAAGCAGTTTAAAACGATGGCTCACGGCTATCGAGCGGGTTTTAAAATCTTGTCGAACTATTACCGGAACTATAAGCTGGATACGATCCGCAAGATGATAGGAAGATGGGCACCACCGAAAGAGAACCATACGGAAAAGTATATTCAATTTGTATCTGACTACGCTGGAATCCCGGCTGACGATCCGATAAACATCAACGACCGAGAACAGATGATCCGGATCGTGGCAGGGATGAGCCGTTTTGAGAATGGGAGAGAAGCGGATATGTCGGATGTTATTGCGGGGTGGAATTTATTATGAGAACGGGAATGATTTGCGGGATGCTGGCGATAGCCGGTATCCTCTTCCTGTCCGGGTGTCGAACCAAGATTCAGCCTGTCGCTATCGAGAACCGTACTGACTCGATCTACATAGACAAGTTGGTACCTTACCCAATGCCAGCCGATAGCGCTTCCATACGTGCGTTGATGGAGTGTGATGAGCACGGCAAGGTTGTTCTCCGGTGGTTGGATATGGCGAACACGAAGAATGTTGAGCTTATGTTCGCCTTGGATAGCCTCGGTAACGTGATCGCCAACATGAGAGTTCCTAGGGATACGTTATATCTCCCTTCGAAAGAAATCTATGTGGATCGTAAGGTGGAGGTTCCGGTCCTTGTGGAAAAAGAGCTATCTCGTTGGGAGAAAATAAAGATCGAGGTCGGTGGCTGGGCGATAGGTCTTTTGTCTGGGTGTCTGATTATAGGTATTGGTTATGTCGTAAGATGGCTGGCATATAAAAAGAGATAGAAATCCCCGACATGAGGATTCCCATATCGGGGATAGTAGTGTCGGCCGAGTGCAATATAGTTAAGGTTAAAACGTCCATCATCTTTTAGAGGATATACTTGATGGACATTTTTAGGCAATTGTCTATGTCTTATTTGATACTAAATATTTTTTGTGTACTTTTGAGAGTACGAAATTCAAACTCAATAAAATATGGAAATCAGTATAGATAATGAATCTAAAAGATTTTTTAGATTCTTACAAGAAAAAAATAATGACAATATTATTTTTTCAGGAATATATGGCATTGGAAAATCTTTCTTTATTAATGAATTTTTTAATAAAAAGCATACAGATAAATATATAACCTTATTTCTTACACCTGTGAATTACTCAGTTGCAAGTAATGAAGATATATTTGAATATATAAAGATAGATGTTTTATTTCAGTTATTGGATAAAGTTTCTTGTGAATTAAAAAATGTTCAGATATCTAACTCTGTTGCAACTTATTATTATATAAAAAATAATTTAAATACACTTATAGGAAATATATTATCCTCAGTAGAAAAAGTATGTTTTAAAACTGATATTATTCCACAGCTTATAAAATTGAAAAAGAATATTCAGGAATTTCAAAAGAAAGAATCTACACAAGAAGATGAAGAAGTGGAATCTTTTATACAAGATATAATACAACGACAAGGTTCTATCTATGAGAGAAATGTTATTACGCAAATAATTCAATCTTTAATTACTAATGCAAAAAAAGAGGAAAAGAAAGAGATCGTTTTAGTAATAGATGATTTAGATCGAATAGATCCAGAACATATTTTTAGGATACTTAATATCCTTTCTGTACATGATGATTTCTGTTGTACTAAGGAACATAAATTTAAAATAGATAAGACTATTCTTGTATGCGATGTTGAAAATATTAGGAGAATATTCCATGCTAAATATGGATCAGATGTAGATTTTTCTGGATATATTGATAAGTTTTATAGTAAGGAAATTTTTCATTTTCATAATGAAGACGAGATACAAAAGTGTATCGCAGATCAAATTTTGAAGATAAAAAGTAAAACTGGTGATTTTCAAGATGATAGATATGCGTATAAAGGTTTGGAGTTTATATTGCGATATCTAATTAAATATGGATATGTAAATGTTCGTATTCTTGAAAGATTTATGTTTGATTATAGTATAGAGGATAAAACTGTAAGATTTAATGATATGGTATTTGCTGTGGTTAATTCACCAGCATTAATTATATTTGAATTTCTAAAACGAGTTTTAGGCTCTTCGGAGAATTTGCGATCTAAATTATCAGGAATTTCCTTTAATAAAATATATGGGAATTGCGATTATGTAGATATTTTAGAACTATTTATAATATTTGCTGATCTACCTAATAGTCTTTTAGGAAATGAAAAACAGGAAAACAACTATAAGGGTATAAGATATATAATAGGTGCGAATAAGAGAAATTTAATAGCGAATATAGACTATGAAAAACTGAGCAATTATAGAGTAGATTGTTTTAGTTTTTTATATGATGCATATCTAAATTATGAAAAATATTTTATGTAGTAGTATTATTAAAATGTTTTATTATGAAATATTCTATGATTCTCTTATTCACTACAAAAGAGGTAGAGGAAGAAATCTCAAATTAAGTATAAATGAAATATCGGGGATTGATATGGCCTAGCTATCAATCCCCGGCATTTAAAATAGCAACCTCCCATCCTTCTTATCCATCACCGCATTGAAAACACTTTTATAGGTCTCATACAACTCCTTCCGGCTTTCCGGCCCCGGCCAGTCGGCGAAAGACTCTCCGGCGAAGAATTTCCAAGCGAAGATCCGTTTGGCTTTTTCGGACAACCCTAACAGGTCGACCATATCCCGGATATCCTGCATACGTTCCCGGATATACTCGGTACGGTCAATACTATCATCGGGCTCATCAATAATGTTCAGTCTTCGCCAATCCACATTCTCATCTACCGGGATAGGCTTGTATTTATGTCGGTAGGGAGACGTGTCCGAGGTAACGTTCAGCTTTATCATTTGCAGGATATACCAGTCAAGTTCGGTATATTTACCTTGCTTGGCTTCCATAAGCCGGGAGAGGTGTTCCAGAGGCTTTTGAAGTAGCATACACATTACCTCGTTCAATACGTCAATAGCTTCACTACTCATTCCGGCAAGTGAGCAGTGATACTTAGCGTAATCCAGCCACCTGTCGTAACGTTTCTCAATATATTTATTCAATGCCTCACTTGCCATAGTTGTCTTTATTTGATATATTTGTTGCATGCTGTAATGGGGTGGCGCTGTGAGGCGCTGCCTTTTTATTTATTCTCTTTGTTAGTCTTTATCTCTCGCTATAAAAATGTTATCTTTAGCCTTCTTTTTTATTCTTAGCCCAATCGATAATGTATTCAATACCTGCGTTGAATCCTTTGCTGTAACCATCTTTATATTCATGATTTGATATTCCATGATAGTAAGCCGAGCCGAAGCACAAGGCGAAACCAATGGCTATCAATACCATCCCTGTTCCAAAGTATGGATAAGCTAGGGATATATGGAATGGCTTGAACTGGATCGATATTCCAGACGTGAGAATGAATATTAGCGAGATCATTCCGATTATTAACAATGATATTTTAAGCATCTGAACCTCCTTTGTTTACATTGTGCGACATATTCTTTAATCTTGTTTGACTTTTATAATCCTTACATCCATAAGCGGCGAGATTAATGGCGTGCGTACCTATTCCTTGTCCGGAGAAGCATGGATAACGGATACATCTTACGCATTTCCTTCGTGGATATTTATTAGCGTCCTCCCGTTCTTTCAAGCGGTTGATCCCTATGTGTTCCTCTGCCATGGTTATTCCTCCTCCTCGGTCTCGTCGAATATCCGGGCCATCATATCGACGATGTTTGTTTGTATATTGTCCTCCGCGCCAAGCACGGCGTTGCTTATATGTTTTTTCTCCTCGATGATCCTGTAGAGCTTCTGGTCGATGGTCTTGCGGCCAAGCAGGTAATAGCAATTCACGGAGTCCTTTTGGCCGATACGATGTGCCCGGCTCTCGGCTTGGTCGCAATCTGCGTATGTCCACGGTAGCTCGATAAAAGCGACATTGCTTGACGCTGTCAACGTGATACCCGCCGCTGCGGCCTTGATGGAGCAGATGATGACGTCCGTCTTGGGATTCCGTTGGAAAGCGTCTATGGCCGCTTGCTTTTGTTGCATATCTTGCCGTCCGGTGACACACACCGCCGAGGGAAACGCCTGTAGGAGCCGGTCTACGATCTCATGCAGGTTACAGAAGAGGATGATCTTCTTTCCGTTCTCCCGAAAATCCTTCACGAAATCGATCACCTCTCTCAACTTACCCCGGGCCGTTATGTCCTTCAATATGCCTATTCGTACCATGACCTCGCCTTTCAGCGATTTTTGTACCTTCTCATCGTCGGCCTCCTTGTATCGTCTCAGATAATCCACCAAGTCACGCTCGGCGTCTTGGTATTCCTTGCGGTTGGTGATCTCGCAGGTCACGATCTGCCGTACCTTGTCGGGTAATTGAGTCAGCACCTTGGATTTTTCCCTCCGGAAGAAACAATGCTTCCAGAGCATGAAATTGAGCTCTTTCAAGTTCGAGGCCCCGTGCGGCCCAGAGCAATAGCGGCTCGTGAAATATTTCCAGCCTCCGAGATCGTTCATCCGGTCCATGATAGCGAGTTGGCATATAAGGTCGTTGGGCTTGTTTACGACAGGGGTACCGGTCAACAGGATGATCCACTCTTTCCCGGCGGTGATACCTTTGCAAAACTTGCTTTGTTGGGTAGCCGTTGATTTTACCTTATGGGATTCGTCAATGATCACGCTCTTGAACAACTTGATCGTATTATGGAACTCTACGTCTTTCAGCGTCCATTTCTCCGATTTGTTGATTCGGCGTACGAAATACTTCCGTAGGCTCTCGTAGTTCACGATGAACACATGGTTCATGCCCGTTTGCCAGAAGAATGGCCATGAGGTTCGTACCGAATCGGTCAATACCATGGCTTTCTTGTCCGTGAACTTGTGCCATTCACGTTGCCAGTTGATCTTGACCGTATTGGGGCAGATTACGAGACAGGGGAAAGCATCAGCTTTGTTGATGGTAGCAATGCTCTCTAATGTCTTGCCGAGGCCCATGTCGTCCCCATTGATAAATCGTTTTAGTTGTAAGCCTCGTGCGATCCCTTGCAGTTGATAGGGGTAAGGTTGTATCTTTAGGCCATGATCCTCGTCCAACTCGGGCATGTCCGGTATTTGATAGGCTATGTCCTCGTCGGTCTTAGACTCGTACCCTCCCCAGTTGACGGGTTCGAAGTGCCTCACGTAATAGGTGAGCTGGTCTAGCTCCGCCTTGCACTTATTGTTGGCCGGGATCATCCACGCTCCGGTAGACTTGTCCCACCAGCGGACGCTGACGGCTGTCTTTAGCTTGTCAACGACCTGCTGGCGGTACCTGTCAAACCTTACCGCGTAGCATTGTCCCTTTTCCGTGTTTTGTAAAGTGATTTGCATAACGGTTGTTTTTATTATTAGTTAGGCGAACTCGTCGAAGGCTTTCACCTCCTCGGCGATCTCCTTGATCTGCTCTTTTTTCTTCCGTCCCCGTTTCTTTGGCTTCTCTTCCTTCTCGCCCGTGATATCCGATTCCTCCGGGGTATCGAAATCGAAGGATTCTTGCTTGATGCCATATTTACCTTCGAACAGATAAGCGTCCACCTCGTAGCTACATCTACCGATGGCCTCTTTCAACTCGGCTCCGTAAAGGTACCCGTCGCCGGACTCGTCCTCGTATTTGGTGAATGGGACGGAGAGGTTAAGGATCTGCCCGCTCTTCAGGAGTTTTTGCGCTTGGATTGATACGCCGGCTGATTCATCATTACCGCCTTTGCTGTATCCGGTGACGATGATATTCTTTAGCTTCTCGTTCAAGTCATCGTCGGAGGGATTGGCGACATTGACCAATGTAGCCTCGTGCATCTCACAGATTTTCACTACGTGTGGCTTAAGCCGGTTCAACGCGTACAGTAGATCGGGGTGGATAAACTGCTCCGATTCCTTTAGGATGTTGTTCTTGTAGTTCGCTTCCACGAACTTTTCCGTATACTCCGCCGTGAGCTGGTTGTTTTTGATCTTCACTTTTTGGATCTCGTACACGGGTTGCTCTTTTACTAATTCTTCCATGCTCTTTTAAAATTTAGGATTGTTATAACTCTGAGGCGCTAAGGCCATTTCAGCTTTCGCCTTGCTAATTATCGTGCGACACCATTCCAATTGGTGGGTCGCGGTCCGGTTCAATCTATCACACCAGTCGACTAGGTATTGCTCATCCTTGCACAGGCTGTCGATGATAGCGTTTACGGCCTTTGAGGTCGCTCCGGCCCGTGAAGCGGTTTCCCGTAATGTGTCGAATACTTCCGATTTCTTTTTCCCGTTCAGGTGATATTTAGCGTCCGCTAACAGCTTTCCCGTGCGGGCGATGTAAACGGCGAGATCATTGCCACGTAAGACGGCCTCGGTTACCTCCTCGCTCATGGTGATGTTCAGGAAGGCATCTATGGCGACCAGTTCCTCGGATATCTTGTCTGTCGGTGTGATATTGAGATTCATGATTTTTATTTTAAGATATAATCGTTGCCACAGTTACCGCAATGATACACGTTGAACGTATCTCCCGTATGCGTCTGTAATTTCTTTACGAGTACGGGAGCTCCGCATATAGGGCATTTCTTTGCCTGCCTGTACTTTAGCCAGTCGATTAGGATTAAAACTAGACTCTTCATACTATTAGCTTATTAGCATCCACCACCGGAAGGCTAGTTCCTCGTATTTCTCTTTCCCTTTCCGGTAGCTCGGATCGTTCCGTTAGCTTCTTCTACGGTCGTTTGCGCCTGTAGCGATAGAGATGCTATGACCGCAATGATAAAAACTCCTCCCAGTTTCATAGTCGTACTAATAATGGATCTATATTTAAAAATAGCCTGTTCACCAAGGATAGATGTGAGATATAATTCCGTATTGCTGAAGTTCTTCCAATATCCTCATGTCTTTCAATGTCTTTCCTCTGCCACCATGTCCCAGATGGTACACCCTCCACGGTGTGGACCGGTGTTTGCGTGCTATCTCTATGTAGAGATGTCTTCGTTTGGAGAACCAGACTTTCCATAATTTTTTCATCTTTCTTTCTTCTTTAAAATAGGTAGATTAAACTTATAGAGGCCTTGCTAGGTCCTACGTAATGATATTTTCCTTCT